TCAATGTACTGATTGGTCGTCGCTGGGGTTGAGTGAAGCCATCCATTGGTTGATGTCCGACTGGCGCCAGGCGACCGATTTGGGTCCTATCTTAACCTGTTTTGGAAACGTTCCTTCCTTAATTCGTGTGTACACGGTGTTGCGGCCCATGCCAGTGATGCGGAGCACATCGGGCAGGCGAAGCAGGCGATCAATTCCATCTAACTGTGCCATATAGCCTCCTCAGGCCGTGAAGTGGTGCCCGACCTTCGCCGCGCGGGCGGCTTCCTCGGTGCGGAACATGATTTCTTTGGTGCCGGGGTGACCCTCAGCCTCGTACTCAACCGATACCCACCAGTGGCCGAACTTGCGGTACGGCTCGCCGAGGATCTTCGTGACGTAGCAGTCGATCAGGTTCATGGATGGTCTCCACGCCGCCGGTGGCGGCAGGTTGGTGGTCAGTCGCAGCTGCTTGAGCTGGACCCGCTGTCGCTGGAGCTGCTGCTCTCGCTCGACGAATAGCTGCTGCCGCCGTCGTAACTGCTGTAGTCACGACTGGAGCAGGAGCTGCTGGTGCTGCGCGATGTTTCGTAGCTGTCGGCCTGGTAAGCTGGATGCAGCGGGCTGAAGGGGCTCAACGGGTTGAGCGGATCAAGCATCGGATCTTGCCTTCCGGCTGCCGGGCTGTGGCCGCGTGCGTATCCTGTCGGTGCCAGCGCCTGGCGCGGCTCGGGCTTCTTCTTTCGCTTGAAAATGCGAGTCAAGAAATTGAGCATGAGTCTCTCCATGCCCGCGCATGTCGGCGGGCTTGAGTTGTAGGGGGAGGGGGTTAGGCTGCTGCGCGTTTCATGAAGGTGATCCAGTGCGTCTTCTCGCGCTTACCGGACTTGTGGCCAAACAGGGGCTTTTCATCGGTCAGGGCCAGTAGCTCGCTGACCAGCACCTGAGTTTCGTTCCACTTGAAGATCAGGATTCCTTCGGGCTCCAGCACGCGGAAGCACTCGGCGAAGCCCTGGCGAATATCATCCCGCCAGTCGTTGGTGAGAACCCCATACTTGGCACGCATCCAGCTGTCTACGCCTGCCCGGGTCAGGTGCGGAGGGTCGAACACGACCAGCCGGAAGGTGGAGTCCTCGAATGGCAGGTTCCGGAAGTCCATCAGCACATCTGGCTCTACCTTCAATACGCGACCGTCGCAGAGCAGGTGTTCCTCGTCGCGGATGTCGCCAAACAGGGCGCGCTGGTCGTCCTTGTCAAACCACATCATGCGGCTGGCGCTGCAGGGATCGAGCACTTTCGCTGCAGAGTTCACGGCATCAGCTCCTTCGGAACCTGGACGGTATCGCCGATCTTGTGGGCGACTATGGTCAGGCACGCTGCAGGCAACGGTAGATCGGCGCCTTGGGCGACGTCCTTGCCGTTATCGGTTATCCAGGCTGCCCAGTAGTCCCACTCTGGCTGCGGGCAGTGCAGGCTGACGTTGTGTTTCTGCATGAGCGGGCCGCCCACAGCCCAGTCTTCCCACGGGTTGAAGCGCTTGGTGTGCTCGATGGCCTCGCCCTGGTACCGGGCGAACACCCGCCAGGGCACCCCGTTGTAGCCGGGCGGCTCAAGGAACAGGTCCAGCCCTTCAGCCTTTCCGACTGCCCACCCCAGCGCCTCGCCGACCAGGTCGGTCGTCTTCACTTCGATCAGGTCGGTCATGGCGTCACCTGGCGGGGATAGGGTGGCTGGGTGGAAAGGGAGAACGATCCAAGCAGCGGGAGCCTCGCCCATGCGCCAAAGTGACCGTGGCCTACGTAGTATTTGGTGCCGGCTGCCATAGAGGGACCGAAGGCCGGAAGGCAGAGCGCCATCTTTGATTTGCGCCACCGGACTGCCCAGCGCCAGTAGCCACACTTGAGCGCCCAACTGGCGACCACAGCCTCTTCCTTGCCGCCGTAGCACCAGTTCAGTCCTAGAAAAAGCTTTCCGATCTTCACAGCTGATACCTCTCATCAATCCAGCGCCCAGGCGCCAGTGCGGGTGTAGGTTCGGGTTGTGTTTCGTGCGGGGAGAGCTGGCGCTGTTTGCCGGCCTGGAGCTGGCTGTCGGGGATGCAGCTGATGCCGCCTGGCGAGCTGAAGCCATAGAGCCAGCAGGTGGCCCCGCGCTCGTCGTCATGGAACACGCGTACTCCATGCGGCAACGGATCTGCGATGGCGCCTGTGGTCAGCAGCAGGAGGCATAGGGCGAGGCGGGTCATGATTTGCTCCCGATTGCTGCTGCCGCCTCAACGATTGCCCGGCGAGTTGCGCGGAATGGGTCGTCGCCGTGGTAGATGTCGAACTCGCCAAAGCGCTCGGCATCCACGCAGGTATAGGGGGCGCTGTCGCCATCGAACGGCTCAACGATATGGATCTGGATGCCCAAGCGGTCAGCTCGGCCCATCAGTACGGCCAGGCGCAGAGCGTCGCCGTCATTGATGAGCGGATTCCAGTGGGCTCGCACGCCGGACTGGCCTTTCAGGCGGAACGGCCACTTCGGGTCGCGGCAGGTGCAAGGCTCGATCTCCAAGCGGCCACCCTTGGCGGCCAGCTTAAGCAGTTCGTGATCCAGGTTCTTTTCTTCGGGCATGACTTCGTCCTTGGCCGCCATATCGCGGCAGTGAATAGAGGGGAGAGGGGTTATGGCGTCAGGAGTACAAATGTGCTCTTGGCGTCAGGATGGCTTACGCTCTTGCTGGGCGATGACCTTCAGGCAGTTCTTGCAGGTGACTTCGGACTTGAACCGCGCCGACTCCCATTCCTCGCCGTCACGGTGGCCACGGCCTACGCCGCAGGCCGAGAAGTGTTCGTGATCGTTGCCGTCGTGGTCATACTCGATGTGGGCGGCCCAATGGATTTTCATGGCTGGCGCTCCAGGGCGACAGGGCGGATGTCACCAAGACCCCGAGCGTTCAGGTAGCCATCGGCGTCACGCACGCGCACGCATACGCGGTGTACGCTGGGGTCTGGGCGAAGGTTCTCCCAGGCGTAGTAGCCGACCACTGTGTGCTCCACCCACTCATTCTCACGGGCCAGGTGGATCAAAACTTTGCTGCCGATCGGCGGAATAAGGTCGCCAACGACCGGCGGCAGCGGCGCGCTCAGCGCTGCGCTGTCGGATAGGGCGTCGTCTATCGCATCAATCAAGGCTGGGGTTTCCTGGCCAAACCCTTCTGCATTGCGCCCGACCACTCCTTCGAAGTCGCGCGCGATTGGGTAAAGAACGCCGTCACGTGCAGATGTAACCCACTCCAGGCACTTGCGTAGAAGGTCGTTTCGCTCTTCGATCTTCAACCCATACTTGATCTCTAACACTCGCAGGCGATCAACCTCTTGCACATGGCTGCGAATGCTCTCCCGCTGTGTTTTGATTCGGGATTCCAGCCTTTCAACCTCGGCGGTATCGGCCATCGGCCCCAGGCCAACAATCGGCAGCCCAGTCGCCGCCGCATCCCTCTCTGCCTCTTCTTTGGTCCACCAGAAGGCAGTACCAACCATCCACGCTATAGGGTCGGGGTGGGGCTGCGGGGCTGGCTGGGCCAGAAGGGCCCGAACTGCCCTGAACTGGCCAAGTGTGAGGGATAGGTCCTTGTGCAGCCCAAGGTCACGGGCGGGCTCAAAGCTATCGTCTTCGGCAGCGTCATAGCAGTCGGCGACGGCAACGAATGGCGCAAGGACAGCGGCCATCTCTGTGTTGCTGGATCGGTTTTCTGTGGGCATGGGGATACCTCTGTAGGTCACAAGGCCAGTTCTGTCTGGCTCTCGCGCTGCCAAATAGGGGAGCTGGTGTGTGCTTCAATTCGATCGGCGATCACGCTGGCGCGCTGGCCGGCCGACGGCGGGGTGTACATGCCGAAGCGGCTGATGCTGCCGCCGTTCACTGCGGCGTTCGTGCTGTCAGCCGATGCCAGCGGCAGGCTCTGGAAGATTGCCGGGTCAAGCATTCGCAGGCCATGCAGGCGGCAGACTGGCCGGCCCTGGTCATCGCATATGGCGTCCATTGCGGCGCCCATGCGCTTCCACCACGCGGCGGTGCCCGGCGAACGCCATTGGCCTGAACTGCCCAAGGCGACCATGCGCCAGGAGTAGGCCAGGCGCTGCAGCCTCTCGATCGACTCATGCATGTGCCAGACCGGAACACCTTGCAGGTGGCCGGGCCATTGTTCGAGCAGCCGATCGTTGGCGTCTTCGTCCCCGTCGATCACGTCAGGGATCAGCGCCCAGTCGAAGCCAGGGTGCCGGTGCCAGTCATCCACCCAGCGGGTGTAGCCATCTACATCGACCTGGCCGCCTTTCTTCCAAACGGTGAACGCGCCGTTGTCGAAAACAAACGACTGGCAGGCCTCGGCGACGATGCCCATGTCGTCTTGCCGCGGGAACGGCACCAGGGCGTGCCGGCCGGCCAGCAGCCGCGCCGCGTCTTGCCGTGAGCCGCCGATCGGCGTGCCGTGGTAGTGAATCATCCGCTCAGCCTCACCGTTTCGATCTCGACGCCCTGGTGCACCGCCTTGATCACCTGGTCGCCACCGAATCGCTCGGCCAACTGGTCGGCGATCTGCTCGTGCCAACCCTGCTTAATCAGCGCGGTGGCGGTCTTGATGTGCTCCACGCGGATCATCGACTGGCTGCGAATCTCCAGGTTGTAGACGATCACCTCCGCATCGCTTGGGCAAACGGCGGTGAAGGTGTGGCGGTAGATGTTCATGGGCGATCCTCGCCGGGGAGGCGTTATCGTTGAATAGGGGAAGGCGCTTGCGGGCAGCGCTGGTCAGGCGGCGTATCGAGTCCGCAAAGCGGCGGCAATACGAGAGTCTGACTGCGTCTCGGCGTAGGCAATTGCAATTCGGTGCTTGTGCTCTCGCCATGCCTGGTGAGCTTCGGAGGCACTGGTGTGATAGCCGAGAAACTCGTGACGCCCAGTGAAAGGGTTCCTGCACTGAGCCACGAATCTATGCCGCGCCTTGTGCCAGGAAACTCCGATCGGCAGGTCGCCACGTATCGCCTGGCTATCGACCATGAATCTGTTCAGGTCAGGCGGGATGAATGCGCAAGTATCCGGTGAATACACCTTGTTGCCTGGCACAAGCAGATCTTTGTCCAAGTGCTTGCCTTCATGATCTTGCGTGGACATCCAAGCCCTGAAGGACGAGAAGGTGAGCCAATCGCTGGCTGCCGAGCAGTCGTGATAGGTGGGGTTTCTGATCTGAAACTTCTCGCTGTAGCAGCGCTCCAGCATTCCGGTCCATGCCTTGTAGAACGGGCAGGTCCATACGGATCGCCGGCGCCCGCCAACCGTTTCGGTAAGGCAAACCTGATAGTCGGCATCGTTGGCTCCGACTCCATAAACTAGCTTCAGGGCTTTGCTCATCGCGCTCTCCTGATATATGTGGGCAGCGTCATGCCTCCGATGGCCGGATGCGGCATGGTGGCAATTTGGTTTGGGATGGGGTATTACGGGTGACCGGCATGGGCCGGGCCATGGAGGTGCTGGATTGAAGAGGTTTCTGGTATTGGCAGCGCTGCTGCTTCCGTTTGTAGCTCAAGCTGAATCTGTAGAGGACAAGTATCCAGGCGATTGGAACTGGGAATACAACACCGCAATCTCCTCGTCGTTGGCTCAAGCCAAGGTAAAAAGCTGCGGCATCATCAGATACAGAGTCAGCAGGGATAGCAGTAGCGAATTCCTGGTTTACTGCTCAAACGACAATGAGAACTGGAAGGCCTACCTAGTCTGGCCAAACATCAACAAAGTTCTTGGGCCATACCAGCCAGACCCCTCATTACCATAGGCTGGATAACCTCATCCCCTGGATCCTGCTGAATCATCAGCATGCTCTTCCGGTCGAAGGCCATGGCCATGCGGGGCGATATGCTGATTTCATGCCGTGGCGGGGTGAGAAACTTCGCTGCGTGCAGCCTGCCCAGAGCGTGGATGCCGTGGATCAGCGCCTCGATCATCTGGCTGTAAGTGGCGTCCGCCCAGCCGCATATCGCTCGCAGGTGCTGGCCGGTTCGTTTCCTGGCTGACAGCCGCAGCGGTTCAGACCGCGCCACAGATCGGTGAGCTTCGATTTCGTGGCGCGTAATCCTGAATAATGCGTGATGCCCGAGCGCTTCGATGTGATGAATCATCAGCGTCATCGCCTCGCCCTGTTCCTCGATGCCGGCCCACTCCATCAGTTCCTGCAGTGCCTGTTTAGTCCCTGGTCGAACCTTCAAGCGCAGGTCTTCTTCCTGCAGCCTGGCGGCTTTGGCGCGGCGCTTCTCGTCGCGCACCTGCTGAGACATCGCCATACGGCACCTCCTTGATTCCGCTGGGCGGGATGTGTAAATGCAGCTGGCGGCGACGCTGCTGCGTGAGCTTCTGGATGCGTCTCATGGATGGCACACCTCAATGGGCGTTTTCTTCGTCGAGCCAGACGGCATAACCACCAGTAGACGCTTGTTTCCTCGGTATACGCCCCAAGGCTGACCAGTGGATCTGGCCATGGCCGCCGCGTACTTCACGGCGGGCACAGGCTGAGACATGGTGGCGATCATGCGCCCGCCAGGTGGTGGAGCGGGGCGAAAGGTATGTCGTCGTCGAAGCTTTCGGGGTCCGGCCCATACCCTGCTTGCTGGTTCTGTTGCTGCGGCGCCTGGCGCGGCTGTTGGTACTGCTGGCGCTGCGGCTGCTGACGTTGTTGCTGTCGTTGCTGCTGTGGCTGGCGCTGTTGTTGCTGGCTGCCGCCCTGGTTGTCCGGCCGCCCGCCCAGCAGCTGCAGGGTGCCGTTGATGTCGACGTGCACCTCTGTGGCGTAGCGCTTGATCCCGTCTTTCTCCCATTCGCGGGTTTTCAGCTTGCCCTCGATGTAACACTGGGAGCCTTTGCGCAGGTACTCGCCGGCAATCTCAGCGACCTTGCCGAACAGCACCACGCGGTGCCATTCGGTCTTCTCGACCTTCTGCCCGGTCTGTCTGTCGTTCCAGGATTCGCTGGTGGCCAAGTTCAGGTTTGTGACCGCGTTGCCATTGGGCAAGTAGCGGACCTCGGGATCCTGGCCGCAGGTGCCGACCAGGATGACTTTGTTTACTCCACGTGCCATGTGAGCTCCTAGCGCTGCAGTGCTTTGCGAACGAACGGGTCGAGGTCAGGCCGGTTTAGGAGCCAGCGGCGGTAGTCGGCCGGCAGGTCGCTGAATTTGGCGCCGCGGTGCTTGCCGAAGCCAATCACGGTGGGGATGCGGGCGTCTTCGGAGATGGTCCAGAGTTCTTCCCAGCTGGCCACCGGGCGGCCCAACTCGGCAGCTAGAGCGTCGAGGATCTTGACCAGCAGAAGGCGGCAGTTTTTCACGTCGTCCAGCGCGGCGTGAGCGTTGCGCAGCAGGCCCGGCGCTTGCTCGCGGTAGTGCAGGTAGATCATCGCCGATTGCGAGTGGCTGTCGGCGTCAGGCCACAGGCGACGGCTCAGCGCTGCGGTACAGATTCGCTTGAGATCCGGCTGTCCGATGACGCCCCAGTCGTAGTCGACGTTGTGGCCGACCAGGTACTCGATCTCGGCAGGCAGTTGGAATTCAGTGTGGTCCGGGCACTCCGCCAGCTCCTCGTCGAGGATGTGGCTGGTGGCCAGGGCGCCGAGTTCGATGGCCTTGCCCGGCTTGTAGCGCTGGAGAAACTCGGTGGCCACCTGCAGGCTAAGAGTGTCTGCCAACTGCAGATATGCGGCCTCGACCAACTGCGGGTCGTTCAGGCCAGTGGTTTCGCTGTCGAAGATGCAGGCGTTCATGCCGATTGCTCCTGAGGGGTGAGTTCGTACTTGCGTTGGTCCTTCGCGGCGTTCAACTGCGCAAGGAGGTGAGGGGACTGCTCGAGGACGCGATAGGCTGCCGAGAACACGCTCTGCAGCTCCTGCATCGTTTCTGTGATCGGAATCTTCGACAGGGCGTCGTCGAGTGCCGCAGCTTGGAGATCAGCTTGAGACTTGCCATCGTTCAGCCAGGCCAAGAGGCGCCGGCCGGTATCCGGGCTGATCACTTCAGGCTGATCGAAGAGCCGGGTACGGTCCTTGGTGGCCACGGCAACGTTGCCGTCGTGGAGGAGGTCGAGCACTACGGTGAACTCGTAGTCAGAACCGTCACGCTGCTCGGACTTCATGCCAAGCTTGAGGATCTTCTTGCCTTCGCCCTGGACCGTTTCGGTCTTGCTGCGCATCGTGCAGATGATGTGCAGCGGGCTGGTCAGGATGGTGTCGACCAGCTTGCGGTGGCGCGGCGTCGTCTCGTTCCAAGCCGACCAGGTGTTGCCCTTGTAGCGCTGCTTGGCGATCGTGTCGTTGATCTCAAGGCAGCCACCGGAACCAACCCACTCGTGGGAGTAGCTGTCGATGATCAGCGTCGAGTAGCCGCCTGCCTCTGCAGCCTTTATGGCCTCGATGTACCGTTCCGGCGAGTACGGTGCGCTCAGCCCCGTGACATCGAAGTCGGTCAGGTCGGCGTACAGCGAGGCGCTTTCGTGCTCGGTGTCGATGACCGCGATCGGCCCGCCCAGGCCGATGGCCAGTTGCAGCGCGGAATAGGTCTTGCCTGATCCAGATGGGCCGGTAAGTGCTAGCCGTAGCCTTGCCTGCTTACGTTCGGCTTTCTTGAACATGGGGATGCCCTCAGTTCGGTTGGTTGTCCCACTGCCGCTCAATGCGAGCGGCCTCGTCTTCGTACTCTTTGCGCTCATCGCCCTGGTACCGCTCAGGCGAGAACGATCCGACCGTCATCCAGTCGAGCTGGGCGGCCAGGCGGGGTGTTGTGTTCATGTTTGCCTCAGGAGGTGATGCAGCCTGCGTAAGCGCTGACGAGCATCCAGGCGGTGCACAGGGAGAGGGTGATGAAGCTGCCGCGGCACATGGCGAAGCGGCGTGCGCGCTGATAGCTGGTCATGGCCGCACGCGGACGGCGATGCGCCGGCCCTTCATTGTCACGCCAAGACTGCGCTTGAGGCTCGCCACTGGCGTTTCCCGTGGCAGGCCGACAGCCTCGTTGAACGGGATGCCGAAGCTGATCACCGCAAGCGTGCGCTCGATCTGCTCCAGTTGCTCGTCGATCAAGGACTTCACAGGTGCTGTGCTCATGCCACCCTCCCGTGCATCTCCATCCACTGTTCGTGGTCGCGGGCAATGATGCGATTCAGGCGCTCTGTGTAGGTGCGCTGCTCGACAAGACCGATGGCGCCAGTGAGGCCGGCCAGGTCAATGGCCATAACCAGCTCACCACGTAGCGTGTCGCTGAAGTTCTCGCAGATGGCAGTGAATCGAGAGTCGATGATATCGACCACGGCCTGGCGGGTACTCTTGTTCATGCCGTCCTCCGGGCGGCGCCTGTGCCGCACATGGCTTCCATCTTGGTGAGCGCTGAGCTGATTACTCGACGGCTCTCTGCCCGCTGATGCTCGTTGCGCTCGCGAATCATCGTGTTCCAGGCCTGGTTGTTCGCCCGGGCCTGTTCCGAGGTCATATGGTCAGCCCACGACGAGTCACCAAAAAGCTGGTACTGGCGGTCGACTTCGCGGGCCTGGGCGCTGTCTGCGTAAAGCTCGTGCTCGCGAGCCATAGTCGCCTCCAGGTGGTGGGTTACTCGGTGGGTGGGGAGGGTGGCTCAGGAAGCTCCATCCAATGCGTGACCCAGAGAAGGTCATGGAACTCGCCGGTGAAGAAGCTGTTGTGGTGTGATGCGATGAAGACATCGCACCCATCAGAGCAGAGGACCTGCTTGTTCTCAGGTGGAAGCTGGTCTTCAACCTTGATCCACCCGCTCATGGCTTCACCCGGGCGGCGAGCATCAAATCAGCCCAGGCGTATGGCCACTGAATGGCCTGCTGCTTGTAGCGCTCAACCTTCCAGGCTTGGATTTCATCCTCGTTTGTAGTGATGAACTCCATGGTTTCCTCATCCCGAACGCCATTGAAAGCCGGCTCGGGAGAGTCCATGACCGGCTCAAACCATGCAGGCGGATTGGACGGTGCATGGGCGGCGAAGAAATCACGCAGGTTCATGCCCGGGTAAGCGCTGAAGGTTTGCGGCTTGATTTCTTCGCCGTTGAAACCCTTGATCGGCGTGATTCCGCTGTTATTGATCTGCGTGGGGAAGGCAGGTCCGCCTGTTTCTTTGCTCATCGTATGAACCTCGGTAGCCAACCGCATGAGGCAGATGCCAGCGCAGGCGACCAACCTCTGCGCGCCGTGAGAGCGCAGTACTGGCACCTGTCTGATGCGGTCGTATGTGAAGGGAAGGGGATGCGGGGTGTATCGGGGTGTGAACTGGCAGGAGCCAATCTCTGCATCGACCGGTGTTCGTTCCTCCCGATCTCGCTGGATAGAAGCTGTGCTGCTTGGCGGCAGGATTCAGTTCACACTCCGATCCACCCTGCGATGGGGAGCAGGGCATCGGGCCGTCTTTCCGGCTTTCAGGGAATTAGCCCAAGTGCAGAGCAAGCATGCCGCGATCCATGATGTGCAGCTCGTCGCTGCCGTTCATGATCTCGCGCAGCTTCTCGACTCCACCGGCAATGCCGGTTACCGCTGCAACCACCTGCAGCTGGCCGCGCTTGTCCGCATTGCGCAGGGCCGAGCGGATTCGGTCGTCCTGCTTTCTGTCGTTCAGGTTCATCGTCTTGCCCTCCAGGGCGGTTGATTTCAGGTTGCTGCGAGCTGGTCCGCCCTATCCAGAAGGGCAGTGCAAACACGCTCATCGAATCGGTCGGTGGTGCGGTAATGGTCGACCGCTTGCCGGATAACTCCTGCCTTGGCGGTGGCCCAGGCCTTGTGCGCTTCGTGCGGGCAATCAAAGCTCCCAATGCTGGTGCGGCTACCGTCCAGCCAGTGAACCCTTGCCATGAACGGTTTCCCGCGCGTCGTGCGAGATACACCTACAGGCAGATCGCCGCGCTGGGACGGTCGCTCGATGGCCAGGTTGTTCAGGATGCTTGGTACGAACACCGATGTTTCGGGGCGGTAGATCTTCTCGCTAGGGCTCAAGATGTCCTTGTCGAGGTGATTGCCAAGCCAGGGCTGCAGCTCCATCCAAGCCTTGAATGCGCTGAACCGAAGCCATTGCTCGGCCACCTGGCATCCTTCGTAGTGGAGGTCATCACGCTCGCCGAAGCAGCGCCGGAGAATCCCTTTCCACCTGCTGTAGAAAGGGCAGTTGTGATAGCGGGGCAGGTCGTTGATGCCGACCCCAAGAACCAATCCTCTTGCCATGTTGGTCTCCTGTGCATCAAAGCGGCCTCGGTGAAGTAGCTTTGATGCAGGCCCTGTTGCCAAGGCCAGCCAGTGAAATCAGTGGAAAACGACGGCGCCGCCGTCAGCAGCTACCTCGAATGCCACCTTCCACTCTTGGTACTTTTCCCAGAAATAGCCGCCAACGGCCTCGGCTTTCTCGGCAAAGTCGGCGTAATCCTTGGCCAGCTTCGCGCTGACCACCGGGCCGATGGTGCCGTCACAGTCCGAGAACAGGATCTGCTCGTAGAACGGGCCTTCACCTGCCTTGTTCGCGCCTCCGAAGTAGGGGAAGCGCTTTTCGTATTCGTCGCTTGGGCTGGAATCCGGGGTGTAGCCGGCAAGCTTCGCCAGCTCATCGCGCCAAGCGCTGTAGCGACCGTAGCCAGTACTCAAGCCTGAGCCTTCTTCGCCAAGCTTGTAGGTCATGCCCTCCTTCAGGCCCTCGGCGCGGCCGGGGAAGTCCTTGTTGAAGTAGAAGTCGCGGTAGTTGTCGTAGTCGACCAGGTCGCCGTGTTCGTCACGCTCGGCGTCAGGTGCCTCGACCAGTTTGCTGAATGCAGAAACGTCCAAGCCCATTGCTTGTTCCTCCGGTTGTTTTCCCAATGCACCCGTCACCAGGTGCATCAGTGAAAAATTCCGTGTTTCTCCGCACCCGCTTACCAGGTCATTCACTCAGTTCGGTCAACACCTCGTCCGCCGTCGCAGTGGGCTGCGCGTGGGCAGGCTTTCGGGCCTGTCGGATCGCCGGTCGCCGGTAGAGGCAATGCGGTCTGTTGGTTGTTTCGCTGGTTGTTAAAGAACAGTGAGGCTTGAGGGCCTCCCGAGGGGCTGTGTAGCGCCTCGATGGAGTAAAAGTAGCACTGCTGTTATTTGGGAGTCAACAGCAGTGCTGATATTTTTCTTGCACCCACAAAAAAGCCCGCGCTAGGCGGGCTTCATGGATTCGGATGAATCACTCGTCAGGACTGGGCTTGGCGATGTAGTCCTTCGGGATGTACGGCACCTTGGTCACCTTGCCATCTTTGGTTTCAAACGAAACCGACTTGGCGCCACTGAAGGCCGTGGCATGGCTGTACACCCATATCTGGCCGTCTTCTCTTGAGGTGACCATGTAGGGGTTACCCATGATCTCGTAGAGCTGATCTTCGGTCATGCCGACCTTAACCTGGCTGGCCTGGCCAAAGGTGAATGGGGTGCCGGCGCATCCGGCCAAGACGACGACTACAGCGGCGAGAATGAATCGGTGAATGTGGCGAAGCATGGCGACCTCCCTGTGAATTGAGTCGCCATCCTACCATTCTGGCTATCCGCTATCACTCAGGGGGTAGATTCATCCGGCTTCTGCCTGGCAATCAGATCAGCCAGCAGCTCGGCAATGGCTTCACTGTTATCCACCAGCACCTCTAGGTGCTCACTGATCCGCTCATATACTTCGGTCGCCCCTCGCTGATCGAGCCAGATCCCGGCCTCTTCGATTGCGGCACCGAGTGCGTTGATGTTCTGGTTTAAGCGGAAGAGCAGGGCGGCTGTCGGATCGTTGGGAAGGTCGGTCATAGCGGCTCCTCATGAAGATGAGGAAAGACTAGCAGGCAAAGAAAAGCCCGCTGAGGCGGGCTGGTGCCGAGCACGTGAGGTGGAGATCCCTAAACTCGTCAGGATCAGTGTAGCTTGGTTTGGATGTCCGAGTTGCTGTCGGTGCTGAATCGGTCGACCTCAACCAGGGCTGCCTCAATTTGTTCCAGCGCTTCAGCAATTCTCTGAAGCGATCCCTCAGGGTATCCCTGAGATCTAGGGGTGGCCCCTCTCATGCCGGTGGCAAGAGCCAGCTGGGCGTCTGCTAGTCGAGAGAGCAGCGATAGGGTTAGCTTGTCGGTGACCATGGCATGCCCTCCAGAGGTCACGACAGGATAGCAGGCATGAAAAAGCCCGCCGAGGCGGGCTTATTACGGATCATAATCAGAATTTGGCGCCTGATTGCTTGATATAGGCTAGAAAGTCAATAACTGTGGTCGGGGGATTTTTAAGTGAGCATACCGCCGGGATTTTGTATTTTGAAAGGACTTTAGGTAGGCTCATCTGCACAGCTTCATTTGACACAAGAGGTAATCCATTGATCTCAGCGGTTGCGATGATTATTAAATCATTTTCGCCAACGCCCACCCCGTAACGATCGCCCTCTATACCTAGGAGCGATTTAAGGTTGGCGGCGCATTTTAGGATTGCGGTGCTGGGGTGTAGAATACTCAGGTTGGCATCCTTTAGCCACTTCCCACAGTCAGGAGACTTTGATGAGGTCTCTTCAAAGGCCACTAAGGGCATAGTAATGATGCCCGACGCTATCTGGATGCCTAGCCACTCCCAGAGCCTTGGGAAATGTTTTTCCGGGTAGTTGTCCCAAGCATAAATCATAGATGAAGCATCAAACGCCCACATAGAATCCCTTAAGGCTATCTATATCCCTGGTCTTAATACCGTCTAAGTAACTGCTAGCCTTCGCTAGGCTAATGTTCTTGGCGTTAAGCGAGTCAAGAACAACTCGTACGAACCTGTCGCCAAAAATGTGCTTAGGCTCACGATGTCTGTACAGTCTAGTGCCTCCCGCATCCTGCTCCGGAATCCGCAGTCCAGCCCTGTAGCGCCGATAGGCTTCATAGTCTTCAGCGCGCAAAAGACCTTCGTCGAGCATCCTTCTGACGATAACCTCGCCGCTGACACCCCACGCTTTTCTATGTGGCTCCAGCCAGTAATCAAACTCATCGGCTAGCTCTGGTTTGTCCCGCATGATTATTTTTTTCAGATACTCATCTGGAACTAAAACCAAGCCAGCAAACTGATTAGCCTCTCTTTCAAGCCCACTTGAGTGGTGCAGGTCGCTATCATCATCGATAGAGCTGATTTTGTGCAGGAGAACATGGCTCAGCTCATGAATGAGCGTGAACGTCTGCAATGTCTCGAAATATTGTTTTTTGACAAAAATAAGCGGGCAATTTTTGTCATACAACGAAAAGCCAAGAACGGGATTGTCTTTGGCTATTTGCCATTGTCCATGGTAGCCATTGCTGCGAAAAACCAAGATGCCTTTTGACTCAATTGCTGATCGATATTGGTCGAAGGTGTTTTGGTTTTTTAGCCCGAGCCACTCTCTAACCAAAAGCGAGGCTTGCTTTAAGTCACCAGGAAGCAGTGGCGGGTCATACGTTGGCACGTCCTCACTATCTACATCTTCCAGCAGATCTAGATAAATATCGCGCTGACGCTCAGCTCGCTCGATTAGCCGCCGAAGCTTGTTACCAATTTCAGGTTTCTGATTGGCAATGCTTCGGAAGGCCGGAGTGTGAACCTTGTCTGGATCAGCCTCGCCTTCCTCCATAAAGAACAGGACGCCACGCCCAAAATAATCAGCGATCCTTTTAAGCTGGGCGTAAGTAAGCCCCCTTTCCCCAGCTGACGCTTTCGAAAGGGTTGCCTCCGCCACTCCTGTTTCTGCGGCTAGTTCATGCAGCGTTATGCCGCTGTCAGCACAGCACCACGCGATACGTCCATGATTAAATTCGATACGGTCCATCTACCCACCAGCCCGTTCAGGTACCTTGCGTTTCAGTCTATCGGACAGCTTGTGGCCATCATAATTTTGCCGACGGTTGTCATTCGTCACGGTGCTGAGATGCCTCATGCCAATCTCTGGTCACTCTGACACTTCGAGCCTAGACCAATTATGCCTAGACGCAGCGCTCAATCCACCCCGCCTTCACCTCATCCCCATACCCCACCAACCGATCCTCACCAGGCTGCATCGCCCACAGCTCTGGATTCCTCGATATCGTCAGCAAGCCTGGGGCTGAAGGATCGAACGGGTATGCCGGTGAGACCCTGAAATGCTAGCGCTATTGCCGTATTAAGCGGCCGATCTCCCTTGAGAAAGCGGCGCGCTGTCACGGTGCTAACACCCATCGCTTCAGCCAGTTTGTGCTGCGTAATTCGCTCGGCTCGCGGAGCTGATCCGTTGAAATCTTTGAGCGCCTTGTATAGCGCAACGCATTCAGCCTCTTCCCATGGCCACAATTTATCGCTGTTCATTTCTTACCAAGGGGTTCCAGTCAAACATGCGCTGCTTGCAGTCTGTCTTCGTCCGCACGCGCTTCTAATCGGGCCTCTCCTGCACGCATTACTGTGCAGATTCTCATTATTGCCTGGGCGTCAGGCTCGTTCCCGGCTTGACTCAGTCGCCCGGCAATCCGCATAAGCTCTACTGCAGACCATTTAAGGTCGGAGGCCAGGCCTTGAAGGTCCCTGTGCAGCTCTTGACTCGGTTTCCTCTGGGTCATTCCTTTGTCCTTGCCACTCGGCCTGACTTCACTTCTTCCGCATACACCAACCTATCAGCCAGCTCATGCAGCTCCCCGACGCGCTTCATCGCCTCCAAGAACTGGGCCTCTTCGCCACCCTGGGCCTTGTGGAAGATCTCCAGTGCGGCGCTTTCCAAGGCGAAGGCAGCATCCTTCAGGTCTCGGCGCAACTGCTGGTTGGGCTTGGTTAGGGGCATGGTTATACCTTCTTCACATCGCCTGAAAACCGGTCGGAGATCTTCTCTGCACCGCCAAGCTTCTCGACGATCTCGGCCCAGGGCTCCCTTCGGCACTCTTGTTGGATGGCCTCGCAACGCTCATCGGGATCATCAATGCTTTCGACTAGCTGTCGGACCGCGAGCAGAAACCGGTGAAAGTCGCTTCCGTGTGTCGGCACAGGGCCTATCTCAGACGCCATTGTCGAGAAGGGCATCATGCGGTCAGAAAGCTCTGTTTGAGGGACCCATATTCCCTGCCATTCCTCACTGACGAAGATTGGAGGCGGCGCAGATCGATCCCAATAGGTCTCGCCATGGCGCTCAAGGACGCAGTACGGCGTCCGAAGCTGCATGGTCGCGACAAACATGAAGTTTGTGACGAAGTCGCCAGGCCATGACTGGTCGCCAGCTTTGTATTCCATGAGCTAGAGGTCCCCGCCTCGCCAAATAACCTTTCCGATGATCCGGTGCTCATTTCCATTGCTACGCAGGTGGTAACGGTCCGGATACTCTTCTTTGTCGTCGTTGTCGCTGCGCAGAACCCACTGGCCCAGCGGACCCTGGATCAGTCGCTTCACGATCGCGCCATCAGTGCCAGCCAAGACGAACACCTGGCCATCAGCTGGATCGATGCGGGACCGATCAACCAGCAGAACGTCGCCATCGTTGATGGTCGGCCACATGCTCTCTCCTTCGGCATAGATCACGATCAGCTGGTCTGGCTTGGCACCCTTAACCCTCAGCCATTCGCGCTTGAAAGCCAGGGTGGAGCGAATTTCGACATGCGGGTTTTCACTGCCAAGGCCTGCAGCTGCTTTGGCATCGTACTGAGGGACATAGGCGTACCGGCCGTCAAGCTCGTCCTCGTCCGCCCCATCAGGCAGCGGTGAGTTGGCTGCCTCAGCTGTGTGCGCAACTTGGGGAGAAGCACGCCTGATGCCGGCCGCCAAGGTCGGGCTGACCTGGGCAGGCTCGAAGTCTAAAGCCTCGGATAGCTTTACGAGAGCCTCGAGGTTTAGCGCAACCTTGCCGGTCATATACTGGCTCACGGTGCTTTGTGGTGACTTCCACTCGCAGCGCTCGCCCACCTCAGTTTGAGTGAGGGCCGGCTTTGACGGGTCTTCCCTGGATTCCTTCACACGCTTCTTGTAGATGTCGTGCAGCCGCTTCGCATCCGCAAGCTGTTCGTCAGACAAAGGGGTTCTAATCGGTTTCTTCATGCGCGTGATTTAGTAGCAGCGCTGCTTCTTACGCAAACAGCACTGCTACTCTTTGTCCTTGAATATTGTAAAACAGCAGTGCTAATATCTGATCAAACCCCTATGAGGCAGACCAGATGAAGACTGTATCCCTTGAGGATTACCTGGCCGAGCAAGGAACCCAGAGCGACCTCGCCAAGGCCCTGGGGATCCAGCAGAGCGCCGTATCTCAGATGTTCCGCGCCAAGCGGGACATCCGAATCACGATTTATGACGACGGCCACATTGAGGCGAACGAGATTCGCCCAATTCCAGCGCGCAAGTCCGCCGCCTAACCAATTTCAACCGCAAGGAGCCGTAGCCCCTATGTACGCCAACCCCAAGCACCTGCATGACCGCGAGATCAAGGTCCGGGTCGATGAGGACACATTCAACCTGATCCAGGCGATGGCTGTGTATCACCGCACTCAGCGTGCCGTGCTGTGCCGAGAAATGCTGGAAACGCAGCTGGCTGCCCTGGCTTCGGAGAATACCGGCGATCAAACCGCAGCCTGAAGGCCGCGAGGAGGCCCTATGCCGACCGAACAATTCGGTCTGGACCAGGGCTCGATGGAATTGCTTGAGCGAGAGGCGCGAAAGCGGGGAATCACCCCGGAAGCGCTAGCAGCCGAGCTGATTGATCGAGAGCTGGCCAGCCGAACGAAACCTCGAAACGCGAGGGGGGCGGTTCTTCCGTTCCAGCGCAAGGCCTGATCAGGCCCTGATAAGCCCGAATTGCGGGCACAAAAAAGCCGGGATTGCGGCCCGGCTCTCTGCAACATCACATAAGTGAGACCAATTATGCATATGCAGACCCAAAGTGTACAGGCCCTCATCCGGCCCGCGCCACAAAATGCGAACCACGATTTCGTGGCGCGCACAGTAAACCTGTTCAATTTCGAGGGCTTCGACGTCCGGGTCGTGCTCATTGATGGTGAGCCCTGGTTCTCTGCCCGTGATGTGGCCGAAGGTCTTGGCTATTCCAATCCACAGAAAGCAGTGCGCGACCACTGCAAAAGCCCGCGCCCGGTGGGGGTGAACGATTCGTTCACCCTTGGTCCTTCGGCAAACATCATCCCCGAGCGTGACGTCTACCGGCTGGTAATGCGCTCGAAGATGCCTCAAGCCGAACGCTTTGAGGAATGGGTGGTGAGCGAAGTGCTGCCCAGCATTCGCAAAACCGGCGGATACACCGCGCCGGCCCAGCCCGCCGACCTCAGCAAGCTGGAAATCCTCCAGATGGCCCTGGAGTCGGAGAAGGCCCGCGTGCTGCTCACAGTCCAGGTCGAGGCCCAGGCCAAGAAGATCGACCACTTGGAGAACCTCTTCAAGGAAGGCATGAGCCATGTCCAGTTCTGCAAGGGCCTGAATGGGGTCAACGTGATGCAGGTGGGTCATTTCCTTGAAGGCCGCAACTGGCTCTACAACGAGAGCAAATCCGGTACCCGCTACCGCGTTGCTGCCTACGCCCGCGACAAGTACATGACCGAGCATCAGCAGACGATCACCCCTCACGGCAAAGAGGCGTTCATCAGCTACACGCCGATCCTGCTGCGCAAGGGCGCCGTGCGCCTGTACGAACTGTACCTGGCCGGCGAGCTGCCCATGAAAAAGAACTGGGACGGCCTGCACACCCACGACAAGGCCGTGAGGGGTGCAGCATGAGCATCTACCAAATGACAGATGGCCAGCTATTGAAGCTGGCAGCCGATGCATTCGATGACGCCAACCTCTTCGAGAGCAGCATCGGCGCAGGTTGGACGTACTGGATCGGATTCTGTGAGCAGTTGCAATGCGATGTGACTCGCATCTGGGATCCGCTGCAAGACGATGGTGATGCCCTGCGCCTGGTCGTGAAACTGAGGCTTCAAGTCGTCATGAATGTCGACTGGGTCGAAGTCCTCCAGGACGGGATTGTTATGGCCAATGCCGCCAGCGTGTATTTCGCCGGCTGCATGTTCGCAACGGCGCGCGCTGCAATCGTCCGAGCTGCTGCAGAAAGTCAGCGCCGGCAAAACGAAGAGCGCGCCTGCGATCACTGCAGAGGCGAGGGCAGGGTTGGAGGTCCGGCGCCTGATGAAGGAGGCGGGAAAAACTGCGGCTCATGCGGCGGAACAGGCCTGTACTCCGAGGTGCAGCCATGACCAGACAGGAGCTGCGCGACGACATCATCGCCTACATGAGCAATCCAAAGCTGTCTTCCCGGGGCTGGTACTGCACCTGGTGGTTCCGTCACCACCTCCAGCACGGTGCCATCGGCACGCGGAAGATCCGCCAGGAGCTCGATCGCATGGAGAAGATGGGACTTGTCGTGTCCGACAAATCCCAGAGCAACAACACGCTCTGGCAGCTCGCTACAGCGCAGGTGACGCCATGAGCAAGCCCGTGAACGTGGAAAAGGCCACGCCGACCCTGTTTTACGCGAAGCAGGCCCCGTACAGCTCGGTCAGCAACGACGTGGTGGCTCTGATAGTAAACCCGGATGCTTTGGCCATCTGGACCTACCTGCAAACGCGCTCCAGCGACTGGAAGGTCATTGGCTCGCACCTGCAAGACAGGTTCTCGATCGGGCGTGAGCGCTACTCCAGGGCTATGGCCTGCCTGAAGGATTTGGGCTTGGTCAGCCATGAGGTTGTGCGAGAGGAAGGTACCGGCAAAGTGCTCGGCCGTCGCGTCATCGTCCATTACGAACCGAACCTACAGGTTTCCGAATATTCGGTTAACCGAAGTGTGGGTTTACCGAACTGTGGGCAAACCGACAGCTACTTAATAAAGGATTCTATTACTCAATCAATAGATACAAACCCATCGGTCGCTGACGCTCCCGAGCCGGTCGCATTCGACCGTTTCTGGGCGCTGTATCCGCGCAAGGTCGGCAAGGCCGGCGCAGAGAAGGTCTGGAAAAAGCTCAAGGTTACCGCTGACCTGTTCGACCTGATGGCCAAGTCCCTGGCTGCCTGGACCGTATCGACCGACTGGACCAAGGACGGCGGCCAGTTCATCCCGCACGCATCCACCTGGCTTAACGGCAAGCGCTGGGAAGACGAACTGCCCCAGCCGGCAGGTGCCGCCCCGTTCGCATCCCGCCGCCCGGCCAGCGGCCCCGACTTCAACGACACCAGCTGGGCTGATGACCTGGGGGCCTTATGAGTGCACAACCGAAACTGCGCAGCGTGACGCAGATCATGGCCACGGCCAGCAACCTGCCTGCCGAGGTGCACACCCCGGCCAAGCAGCTGGACCCGGGCACCACCGAAGTGGTCAACGCCCTGTTCAAGGAGCTGCAGGCCATCTTCCCGGCGTGGAAGCAGGCCTGGCCGGACGACGAGGCCCTGAAGGCTGCCAAGCGCAGCTGGATCAAGTCCTTCGTCGCCGCGGGCATCAACACGCTCGAGCAGATCCGCTTTGGCATCCAGAAGTGCCGGGTGCTGGGTACCGACTTTGCCCCGAGCAGCGGCAAGTTCATCAAGCTGTGCCAGCCGACCCCGGAAGAAATGGGCATTCCGCCGCTTGCGCGGGCCCTGGCAGAGGCGCTGGAGAACTTCCACCCCAGCAGGGCAGGTGCACGCCACTGGACGCATAAAGCGGTGCGCCACGCGGCCCTGCAGTGCGAGGCGCAGAACCTGGGGTCGATGGAGGTCGAGCGAGCCGAGAAGGTGTTCGCCCGGGCCTACGACATCACCATCCGCATGCTGGTGGCCGGCGATCCCCTGGGAGACATCGCCACCGGCATCGGCCACGACAGCCAGAAGGGCTTGGCCCAGCTCGCTGACGAGCACGCCGCCCAGCGCCAGGTGCGCCTGCTGGACCTGCAGCAGATCCCATCGAGCGCCGCCGCGTGCCGTGCACACCTGCTGGCCAAGTTGAACATCAAGCGCGCCGGGCAGCCGGCCGGGGAGGGGGTGTGATGAACAGAATCCACATGTGGCATCGCATGGCCTACATGGGCTTCATCCTCGTGAAGTGCGGCCGGAAGGTCCGGGCTACCCAGTTCACCGACCAGCCTGAAAAGGTCACCTGCAAAGCCTGCCTCAATCGCATGGGGGTGCAGTCATGAAGACTCACTACGACCCGCATCCTCATGGCGATGAAGCGGAAGAACAGGCTGTTTGCGGAACCTTGCTCGGCGATGAGCGCAACTTGTCTGGCGACTGGTCCCTCGTGGACTGCCAGCGCTGCCTCAAAGGCAAGGGGAAGATCGAGGCTGCCATCGCTGATGAGGAGTTCTTCATTGTCGAGCAGATGGGCCACATGGCAGCCCACATGCGGGAGAAGCACTGATGGACACCAACAAGATGCGCGACCTGAAAGCGATGGCTGAGGCTGCAGGCAGCGATGAGTGGTATGCCGCTGGCGATCTGCGCTATTGCGACGACAAGACCGGAGAAACCCATGGCCTACACCATGATGACAGCCGGTTCATCGCCGCCGCCAGTCCTGCCACTGTCCTGGCCCTGCTTGAGGAGATCGAGCGGCTGGAATCTGCGAAAGGCGATCCTATTGGCAGCTTCGACAAGCACATGGAGTACATGCAGGAAAACATCCGGCTCAAGGCCGATAACGAGGCGCTGCGCAAGCTGAAGCTCCCGCATTACCTGAAGCTATCTGACGAGATGCGCGCAGCCGGCGACCATGCCGAGCTGAGGGCGCGCGAGGACCAGTGCTACAGCGTTCCTGTTCTAAAGGCCGTGTTCTTCGAGGCCGCCATCCAACGCTGGCTTGATGATCAGGAGGAAGCGATCGACGCGGCCCTGGCCGGGGAGGCGAGCCATGACTGAAGCAATCGCGAAGCCGCGTCACTTCTGGTCCTCGGGCCCGAGCCGTGTCCGTGACGTGTGCCGGCTGGCCTACCTGTTCGCCACTGAGCTTGCCATGGCCGGGGCCATCGAGATCATCGTCCGTCCGGTGAAGTCCCGTCGCACCCTGGAGCAGAACGCGAAGCTCTGGGCCATGTTGGCAGACATCGCGCGCCAGGTTGAGTGGCCGGTGAACGGAGTGATGCAGAAGCTCGACAGCGAGGACTGGAAGGCCCTGATGACTGCTGCTGCCCGCCAGGAGGTGCGCATGGCCTCTGGCATCAACGGCGGCGTCGTGATGCTTGGCGTCAGCACCCGACGGATGACTGTGGCTGAACTGGGCGATGTGATCGAGTGCATGTACGCATTTGGCTCCGAGCGCGGTGTTTGCTGGAGCGAGCCGAAGGGGCAAATGCCTGAGCAATGGGAGGCGGCAGCATGAATGAGATTTGGCTGGAGAGTAAAACCCTGGCAGGGCGCTACATGGTGTCTTCGCTCGGCAGAGTTAAGCGAATGGCCCATGTGTCCTCGACTCGCTCCGGTGTTGCCAAAAGCTATCCAGAGCGCCTGATTCAGCGTGCCAAGTCCAATGACTATCCGAGGATCATCCTCAAGGTAGACGGCAAGGCAAAGGCTTACCTGATCCATCGTCTGGTTGCCGAGGTGTTTGTTCCAAACCCGGACGACTTGCCGTGCATCAATCACAAGGATGGAGACAAGAGCAATCCGCATCCAGGCAACCTCGAGTGGTGCACCCATCAGGAAAACATGGCGCACGCGGCGGCTACTGGGCTCAGCGACTGTGCGGTGCCGGTTCAGTCGGCAAGGCAGGGGATGGGCATGTGGTTCCCTTCACTGGAGTCTGCGATGCGCCACACGGGCGTGAGCAAACCTTGCATTTGCGCGGCGGCCAGGAAAAAGCAAAAGACGGCTGGCGGCATGGTCTGGGACTACGCGCCGCCGGGCGTGGTGTTCAGCGATCTGCTGAGCGAGGAGGCGGCATGAGACATCAATTCAAGGCTGGTGACCTGGCGCTGATCATTGCTTCGCCGCGCAAAAACAACCCAAACGTAGGTAGGTGCGTCGAGCTTCTGCGGCTTGTCATGCCTGGCGAAACAGGTCCAATGCCATGTGGTCGCGGGCTCCAGAACGTCAGCGATCGGTCTGCGTGGATGTGCTACGCCCCTGGCCTGCTGCTCGGCGGGCGGGATGCTGGGGGGATAGACCTGATACTCCCTGAGCGCCTGTCACCGCTGCGCGGCGACTTCGCCCCCGAGCAGCAGAAAGCCAAGGAGGCCGAGCCATGCGCGTAGTCAGCAAGAGGGTGCGCGAGAGCGCACGCGGCCAGGACTGCACCGTCCGTATCCCTGGCACCTGCAACTTCAACCCTGAAACCACCGTGCTGGCCCATCTGCCATGCGGGCAAAAGGGCATGGGCATGAAGGGCTTCGACACCGTGGCGGTTTACGCCTGCAGCGCCTGCCACGACGTTCTGGATGGTCGCGGGAAGGGAGAAGTGGACTGGTCCGATATGCCTCGGGCAATCGCTGAGACTCATGAGGCCCTCATTCGGGCTGGCATTCTGACCGTGAAGGGGGCCGCATGACGGAACTGACACTACCGTGGCCACCGGCCGCATGCAGCCCGAACGCCCGGGTGCACTGGACCAGAAAGAGCAAAGCGGCGAAGACCTATCGCTACGCCTGCTTTCTCCTGGCCAAGCAAGCGGGCATCCAGGCACCAGAGGGTGATGCGCTGCTCATGCTCGAGTTCGTGCCGCCCGATCGCCGCCGGCGCGACGACGACAACCTGCTGGCGATGTTCAAAGCGGGCCGTGACGGCCTGGCAGACGCGCTGGGAATCGACGACAACGTGTTCGCCACCCAGATCAGGGTGAGCAAGGAAACGATCAAGGGCGGCGCTGTGCGCGTCCGTATCCAGGCACAGGAGCAAGCAGCATGACACCAGCATGGGGATTCCTGATTTTGGCCACCATCATGGTGGTTGGCGGCGCATCGCTGTCCTGGGCCGGCGCCGTGCGCCGCAAGCGCAGCTACGAAGAATTCATCTTGAGAAAGGCCAAGCAGGCCGGGGGTAAGCAATGAGCTATCAGAACGTGATTTCCGCAGTCGTTCGAGCCCTGGCGGCCGAGACAATCAACAGCGCGGGCGGCTGTGACTTCGAGCCGAAGGTTCAAGCGGCCAAGCAGAAGGGCGCCATCGTGGGCAAGGAGGCGGCTTTCCTCTTCGATTGCATGGTGTTCAGCAGACTGCACAAAAACCTCACAGCGGAGCACTGGCGGCACCTGGTGGCGAAGTACTCGACACACGTCGACAGGAAGCATGCAGCGATCGAGGAAATCACTCGTTCTCATCGCTCGCCGGCGCCAGAGCGTTTCCGCCACTGCGCGATCCTGACTTGGGCCATGCCCAAGCTGCCAGGCGTGGACGGTAAGCGCAGTACCAGCGTCCTGCCAGCCGCCTGGTACGAGATGGACAACTGGAGCAACGAGCCACACCCGATCAAGACCCAAGAGCGCTGGAGGCGCGATATCCGCAAGGCTCTGGAGCGCGAGGTGGACGCCGCCCTGGTCGAGGCTCAGCACATTCTCGACCATGAAGGCCTTTTGGTGGCAAATGTGGCTTGACGGCGAATGAGCCATTGAGCCAATATATCTCCATCCTGTCGTTCCTGCGTGTGTGAGGATGACAAATTGAACCCGGCCACTGAGCCGGGTTTTTTATTGCCCTAAGAGGGCCTCAAGAGTCCCGGCCAAGCGCCGGGATTTTTGTTCCAGCAAGAAACGCAACTGCAGCCAGGGCAGGCCCTAACGGGACAGCCTGGACACTGCTAGCCGGTAGTGTGGTGTACGGAAAAACACCGGCAGCCCGCGCATCCATTTCTTCATCGTGCTGATGGATGGCGCGAGACTGGACCGGCGAGACTGGTGCATCAGGGTGCCAGCGCTGGAATGGTCTTCGGCGGACAGGTGGGGAAAGACCCACGCATGCAGATGTAGCTCAATCGGTTAGAGCGCCGCCCTTCCAAGTCGGAGGCTCAGGGTTCGAGTCCCTGTATCTGCTCCAATTTCGTTATGTGCTGCTCCGCACGCTTGCCCGGTCCCTGAATAGGTCCCGCCGGGCCTTTTACTCCAAGGACACCCCTTATGGCCGAACCAACAAGCGCCGCTGCCAGCGTAGTGCTGGGCAAGTACGGGTTGGTGATGGCTGCATTCATCGGCTCGATCCTCTCACTGGGATTCCTGAAGGACCTAACCCGGTTCCAGGCCGCCACTGCGGTCGCCACCGGATTCGGCTTCTCGGTCTACCTGACCCAGCCCGTTACCGCCTGGCTCGCTCCAAAGCTGGAGCTTGCGGTTACTGATGACCTGCTGTGCGGGGTAGCGTTCGTGCTTGGCCTCACCGCCATGAACATCATCCCCGCGATCAAGGCTGCCATGGGGTCGTTCGTCACGGCGCGAGGTGCCTGATATGAACAACATCCTGGTTTCAGCGCTGACGGCCCTGGACGTGTTCCTGTGTGTCATGGTCGTGCTCGCTGCATGCGACTACCTGCGCAAGGTCCGCCCGGTGGATCAGCCGCTGCTGAGTGTCGCCTTCTACCTGGTGGCCATCGGCGGATTCGGTGCGTTCATCACCGCCCTGCAAGGGCATTGGGTGAACCCTTTTGGTGTGGTGCTCCACGCTGGGGTGGTTGCCTATGCCTGGGCTCGTCGCGGCCACGTCTTCAGCTGATCCGCGCCACAAAACAGAGGTGCGCCGTTTCGTGGCGCGAGGACAGGCAAATGGCATCGGTCACCGTGCGCATCGCTTGCCGCCATAAGTGGTGGCTCAAGTACTACCTGGCCGGCGTCCTCGTCATGGCCCGGCTGACTGGCCGAGAGCCATGCCCTGAGCGCTTCAGCTACTGGGTGGGGCGCGGCATCAAGATCGAGGTTCACCCTGAATGACCACTATCGCCTACAAGGACGGCGTTATCGCCTACGACTCCCGCCAGACCCGCAGTGGCTCCATCGTTTCCGATGACTGCCAAAAGCTCACCGTTGTGGATGGCGTCAGCTTCTTCCTGTCCGGTGCCGTATGCGACGAGAAGGCCCTGATTGCAGCCTACTTCGGCACGCCATCGCCGGTACCTGTCGAGTGCTCGGGCTACGTGGTGGATGGCGGCAGGTTGCAGATGGTGGGCCATGACGACAAGACTGGCGTATGGCGGCAGGACCTTGACCCGGCAAACCCTGACGCGATCGGCAGCGGCTCGGCCTATGCCCTGGCAGCAATGGACATGGGCGCAAGTGCCGAAGAGGCTGTGCGCGCCGCGATGAAGCGGGATATCTACACCGGCGGCAAGGTTCGGACTATGAGGATTGACCAGCATGGAAAGGCCAGTTCCTCCGGCTGATCTCCTTGAGCTGACCGAGCTATCGATGCTCGGAATCAGGCTTCAGCCAGCGCCCGAGGTGGGTGAATGGGTGCAGGCATCGATCCTCATTGAGGGTGGCGAGCTGCATAACCCTGACCATGCACACCTGATCGATGCGCCGCTGCGCTTCCTCTGGGCCTCAGCCTGCTTCGAGAAGCAAGGTCGAACCGTGGTAGGTCAGGCCGAGGCTGTGATGTTTCGAGCTGGCGGATGGCAGAAGGCCAGGCAAGAGCAGCAGATGATCGACTGGTTCGGCGAGGTACCGGGCTTCGTCATCACCCTTGCTGCCGATTACTGCTCCCAGTGCTCCGACACTGAGTTCTGTGCCCTCATCGAGCATGAGCTTTACCACATAGCCCAGAAGCTCGATCAGTACGGCGCGCCCAAGTTCACCCAGGACGGGCTGCCCAGCCTGACACTGCGTGGTCATGATGTGGAGGAGTTCGTCGGCGTGGTACGCCGCTACGGCCCAAGCCACGACGTACAGCAGCTGATCGACGCTGCAAGCCGGCCACCCGAGGTGGCCAAGATCAATATTTCGAGGGCCTGTGGAACCTGCCTGCTTAAGTCGGCTTGATGTTTGACAGGCAATTGACGGAACCCAACCTATGGCAGCCCTGAGCAACGAGGTGAAGGCCTTCATCGTTCAGGCGTTGGCCTGCTTCGATACGCCATCGCAGGTGGCCGAGGCCGTCAACAAAGAATTCGGCATTGAGATCAGTCGCCAGACGGCGGAGAGCCACGACCCAACCAAGCGGCAGGGCAAGAACCTGGCCAAGCGCTGGGTAGTCCTGTTCGAGGACACCCGCAAGCGTTTCCGCGAGGAGACAGCCGATATCCCCATTGCCAACCGCGCCTATCGCCTCCGTGCGCTGGGCAGGATGGTCGAAAAGGTCGAAGGCATGCGCAACTACGGCCTGGCCCTCCAGATCCTGGAGCAGGCGGCCAAAGAGGTCGGCGACGTCTACGTGAACCGCCAGACCAAGAACGAGAATCCCCACGACAACGTGCCGCCAACCCGGGTGCAGGTCGACGTGGTGGACGCGAGGAAGCCGGATGCCGTCGCTGAACGTACCCCAGGCTAATTTCCTACGCATGGAGAACAAGTTTCGCGGCTTCGTGGCCGGGTTCGGCTCGGGCAAGACCTGGGTAGGCTGTGCCGCGCTGTGCAAGCACGTGTGGGAATGGCCACGGATCGACTCCGGCTACTTCGCCCCGACTTACCCGCAGATCCGTGACATCTTCTTCCCGACCATTGAGGAGGTCGCCTTCGACTGGGGCCTAAAGGTCAAGACGAAGGAGAGCGACAAGGAGGTCGAGTTCTACAGCGGCGGTCAGTACCGCAGCACGACCATCTGTCGCTCGATGGAGAAGCCGCAGACCATCGTGGGCTTCAAGATCGGGCACGCCTTGGTTGACGAGCTCGATGTTCTGCCCGCGCTGAAGGCTGAGCATGCCTGGCGCAAGATCATTGCCCGGATGCGTTACAACGTGCCCGGGCTGAAGAACGGCGTGGACGTGACCACCACCCCCGAGGGGTTCAAGTTCGTCTACCAGCAGTTCGTGAAGCAGCTGCGCGAGAAGCCTGCATTGCAGGGTATGTACGGCCTGGTGCAGGCCAGCACGTTCGATAACGAGCTGAACCTTCCCCCGGACTACATCCCATCGCTGATGGAGTCGTACCCGGCACAGCTGATCCTTGCGTACCTGAACGGCCAGTTCGTCAACCTCAACGCCGGCTCGATCTACCACGCCTACGACCGGAAGCTGAATTCCTGCTTCGACACCGTAGAGCCTGGAGAGCCCCTGTTCATCGGCATGGACTTCAACGTCGGCAAGATGGCGGCGATCGTCCATGTCAAACGGCCTGACGGAAAGCCCAGGGCTGTGGATGAGCTGATCGACGGATTTGATACCCCGGACATGATCCGGCGCATCAAAGAGCGCTACTGGCGGCACAACGGCAGGGACTACGAGAAGACCTGTGAGATCAGGATCTATCCCGACGCCTCGGGCGGGTCGCGCAAGTCGGTGAACGCCAGCGAGACTGATATTGCCATCCTGCGCCAGGCCGGGTTCAGCGTCATCGCGCCCGATGCAAACCCGCCGGTGAAAGACCGCATCAACGCCATGAACGCCATGTTCTGCAATGCGAATGGCGAGCGTCGATATCTGATCAACCCATTGCGCTGCCCGACCTATGCAGACGGCCTGGAGCAGCAGGTATGGGCTGCCAACGGTGAGCCAGACAAGAAATCTGGGGTGGACCACGCGAACGACGCGGGTGGCTACTTCATCCACCACGACTACCCGATCAGCAGGCCGGTTACCCACGTACCAATCACGTTCACTTTCTGAGGCCACCCATGCCGAACTTTATTCCCCGGGCAGAGTACTCGGAGGCCTTGCCCGGCTGGCAGCTGGTCAAGCGCTGCGTGGCGGGCGCCCGCGAGGTGCGCAAGCACGATATCTACCTGCCGATGCCGGACCCGGAGAACAAGTCTCCCGAGAACCAGGCGCGGTACAAGCAGTACAAGAAGCGGGCGATGTTCCTGAACATCACTGGGCGCACGCGCACCGGCCTGTTGGGCGCCGTGTTCCGCAAGACGGCCGAGCTTGAGCTCCCCGCCGGGGTTGAGTACCTCAAGGAAAACGCCAGCGGCGACGGAACGAGCCTGGAGCAGCTGTCGAAGGATGCCGTGGGCGAATGCCTGGACGCCGGTCGCGGCGGGTTCCTCGTGGACTTCCCTGCGGTTGAGGGCGTTTCCTCGATGGCGGACATGCAGGGCCGCAGCGCGCTGATTCACCACTACGGTGCCGAGTCGATCATCGACTGGGACGAGCAGGTGGTCGATGGCGTAAAGCGCCTCGTCTATGTCTGCCTGCTGGAGTGCGTGTCCGTGTTCAGTCCGGACAGCCTGGAGCGCACAACGAGCACCCAATACCGCGTGTTGCTGCTGGTGGATGGCCGCTATGTGCAGCGCGTCTACGCCGAAGACGGCAACGCCTACACAGAGGTAGCGCCGCTCGACAAGAATGGCCAGCCTTTCGATCACATCTTGTTCAGCTTCTACGGCTCCCAAAACAACGACTCCAGCATCGACAAGTCGCCTCTAGAAGACCTGGCCGACGTGAACATCCTGCACTACGGCAACAGCGCCACGGTGGAGGAGAGCGGCTTCATCAGCAGCCAGCCCACGCTGTTCATCACCACGGACATCAGCGCCGATGACTTCGCCAAGCTGAATCCGAATGGCATGCATATCGGCTCGACCCGAGGCTACAACCTCGGCAAGAGCGGTAACGCGACCCTCGTTCAGGCAACCGAGAGCCAGTTGGCTCGCACGCTGCTGAAGGACAAGGAAGAGCAGATGCTGATGATCGGCGCCCGCATCGTCCAGAAGGCCGGCGGCGCTGAGACTGCAGAGGCCGTGCGCATCCGCTACAGCTCGGACAACAGCGTGTTGGGCACCATCGCCGGCAACGTCTCTGAGGCCCTGAAACGGGCCATCCTCGACGCCGAGCGCTTCATGCTGGGCGAGCCTGATGAGGAAGGTACGGTCTTCTGGCTCAACCAATCGTTCTTCGACGAGACGATGACCGCCCAGGACATTCTCGCCCAGGTCCAGCTGTGGCAGCAGGGCCTGATCGCGAAGTCCGACTTGCGCACCAATCTGCGCCAGGGGGGCGTGATTGAGGCTGACCGCACTGACGAGAAGATTGACCTGGAGCGCGAGACCGAGGCTCCGGTAAGTGGCGGGGTCACGGTCGAGACGGAGGAGTAAATGAGCGCTGACGGATATCTGGAGGATGAGGCCACCCGGCACGCCATCTACGTCCAGCTCTACGCGGCGCACAACGCCGAAGAGATCGCGGTATTCATCGCTCAGGCCATCGTTGTTGCCAAGAGTAGGGTGGCTGAAGGCCTGAGCGCATACGGCACCAGGCGCTACGAGCAGCAGATCCGGGTTCTGCAGAAGGACTTGGCCGGGATCTACACCGGGATGAAAGGCCAAATGGAGCTTGAGCTTCAGTCCTTTGCCGGGGTGGAGGCCAAGTACAACATCGACCTGCTGGAGCAGGTGGTGAAGCCGAGGGTGCAGCTCAACACGCCTTCTCCGCAGATCGTCACTTCGGCGGCCAAGCTCGATCCGATGGCATTGGAGGCTCGCAAGGGCGTCCAGAAGATCAGCATCAGCGGCGCGCTGGACGAGTTCGGTACCAAGAAGGCTGCCGACATCCTCAGCGAGATCAAGATCGGCTCTGCGCTTGGCGAAACCACCCCGGCAATCGCCCGGCGCCTCAACAGCCTGCACCAGGTGCAGCGTGATCAGGCGTCGGCCCTTGTCAGGACGGCCACAAACCACATCGCCAGCACCGCCAGGGTCGAAACGCTGAAGGCGAACGACGACATTCTGCTGGGCATGCGCCGCATCGCCACGCTGGATTCACGGACATCGCTCTACTGCATGAGCATCGACCAGACGGTTATCCCGCTCGATGGGCCTAGGCCGCCATACCACTGGAACTGCCGAACCACCATCATTCCAGTGCTCAAGCCTGAGTACGAGAGGAAGATCCCCGGCTCTACGCGGCCTTCGGTTGGGTCGGATGGCACGAAGCCTGTGGCCAGTGATACCAGCTATCCAGAATGGCTTGCACGTCAATCGGCGAGCTTCCAGAAGGATGTTTTGGGGCCATCACGGTACGCCCTCTTCAAGAAAGGCGAACTGCCCATTGAGCGATTCACGGATGCCAACGGGAAGACGCTGAATCTTCAGCAGCTGCGCGAGCGTGAGCCGATGGCTTTCGAGCGAGCTGGCTTGGACTGATCCGCGCCACAAAATATGCAACCGCCATTTCGTGGCGCGCAATTCCAAGCCCTGGCTGAGCCGGGGCTTTTTTTGTATCCGCAGGCAGGGCCTGCTCAACGTCTCTGGGAGACAGCAATGACCTTGAAATTCCAACTGGACAGCCTCGAAGGCGTCGAAGAATCGGTAGCAGCCCTGTACGTCGAGAAGGACGGCAAATTCGTCCTCGGCATCGAGGGCCTGCCGCAGCAGGAGGACGTCACCGGGCTGAAAGCCAAGGTGGAAGAGCTCCTGGGCGAGAAAAAGGCCGCTGAGAAGGCCCGTCGCGAAGCCGAAGACAAGGCGCGCGCCGAGGCCGAGGAAGCTGCTCGCAAGTCGGGCAACGTCGAAGAGCTCGAAAAGTCCTGGTCCGAGAAGTACGCCCGCCGCGAAGCAGAGCTGACCGGCCAACTCGAAAGCACCAACAGCACCCTGCAAGGCCAGATCCGGGATCTGACCGTGGGCCGCACCGCTACCGAGATCGCGACCACCCTGGCTGTCCCAGGCAGCGCCAAGGCATTGCTTCCCCACATCGAACGCCGGCTGAGCGTTGAGCAGCGTGACGGTAAGCCCACCGTTGTCGTGCTGGACGCCGCCGGCAAGCTCTCCGCAGCAACCCTGGACGAGCTGAAAGCAGAATTCACCAACGATCCGGCCTTCGGTCCGTTGATTGTTGGCAGTAAAGCATCTGGCGGCGGGGCCGGCGGTGCAAAAGGTGGCGGCGGGGCCGCGCTGAAACGTTCCGAAATGTCCTCTACTCAGAAGCGCGAGTTTATCGAAGCGCACGGGCAGAGCGCCTACCTCAAATTGCCCAAATAGGGAGTAACACATGGCGACCACCGTCAACTCGGACATGATCGTTTACAACGATCTTGCCCAAACCGCCTACCTGGAGCGCATCCAGGACGTGATCGATGTCTTCAACGCCTCGTCGAATGGCGCCATCGTGCTGAACAACGAGCTGATCGAGGGCGACCTGCGCAAGCGTGCGTTCTACAAGATCGGCGGCTCCATCGGGCACCGCGACGTGAACTCCAGCGCTACCGTGACCGGCTCCAAGATCGGAGCCGGCGAGATGGTTGGTGTAAAGGTTCCGTTCAAGTACGGCCCATACGAAACCACCGAGGAAGCCTTCAAGCGTCGCGCGCGCTCGCCTGAAGAGTTCTCTGAGCTGGTTGGCCAGGACTACGCCGACGCTGTGCTGGAAGGCTACATCCAGTACGCGATGGCGGCCCTCAAGGCCTCGATCGGTGCAAACGCCAACATGGTTGCCACCGGCAGCTTCGCCACTGACGGCAAGAAGGTGCTGACCAAGGGCATGCGCAAGTTCGGCGACCGCTTCGGCCGCATCGCACTGTGGACCATGGACTCGGCCACCTACTTCGATATGGTCGACCAAGCGATCAGCGAGAAGATCTACGAAGAAGCGGGCGTGGTGATCTACGGCGGCCAGCCGGGCACCATGGGCAAGCCGGTACTGGTTACCGACACTCACCCAGCCGAAACCATCTTCGGACTGCAATCGGGCGCGATTCGCGTCACCGAATCCCAGGCCCCGGGCTTCCGTTCGTACAACATCGACAACCAGGAAAACTTGGCGATGGGTTTCCGTGCCGAGGGCACCTTCAACTTGGACCTGCTGGGTTACAGCTGGGCAGACGCCACCGGCGGCATCAACCCGAACCTGGCTGCCGTCGGCGCGGGCGCCAACTGGGCGAAGTACGCGACCAGCGACAAAGCCACTGCCGGCGTCTTGATCGATCTGGGCACTCCGTAATCCACCGTCGGGCGACTCGTAGTGGGTCGCCCTGGAGATCATCATGGAACTGATCTACACCGCGCAGGCCTCCGGGTTCGAGCCGGGCAAGCGCTATCGCAATCCTCAGCACTTCGACCGCCCTGAGCCGGGAGTGAAGACGGTCGTTATTGTGGGTTACTGGCCCAAGGTAGCGGCTGCTTATGAGGAAGCCGGCGTCGACGTGACCGTTGTCGAGGCTTCGGCGCAGAAGGGCTCTGGGGCAAGTGGCCGTGACGAGGCATTTCATGCAGAAATCAGCGGCATTCGCCAAGAGCTGGCCTCCATCGGCGTGATCGTCGAATCGTTCGCCGCCCAGAGCCTGGAGCGCCCGGCGGGTGATCTGGGTGATACCGCATCGCGCCTGTTCGAAGTTCTGGAAGCAGTGAATTCCGGCGTTTCCAGCCTAAAGCGTGAGCGCGACGGCGAAGTGGAGAAGGTCGTAGGCCTGGAGCAAGAGAAGGCAGACCTGCTGAAGCAGAATGCCGAACTGCTCAAGCAAATCGAATCCCTCAAGCCAGCAAACGCTGACCCCGAGGTCGAGGCCCTGAAAGCCAAGCTCGACGCCGCGAACGTCTCCTACCGCTCCAATGTCTCGAAAGAAGCTCTGCAGAAGCAGGTCGCTGACCTCGACAAGCAGTAATCCCGGGGTTGAGGCCCCAATCATTCAAGCGGAGGCCGGATGGCTACCTACATCACTGTGGCCGACGTAGACGCCATCCTTGGGCCTGACTGGGCAGCTCCAGAGCTGAAGGACGAGGCGGTCTTCGAGGCGAATGCCTACCTCACTGCGCTCAACCTGGTCGGCATCGACATGGACAACATCCCTGACGATGTGAAACAGGCAGGCGCGCGGCTGGCCAAGTGCGCTTCCCAAGGAAAGCTTTACCAGCAGCAGACCGAGGGCTCGCTTGAGGCGAAGACCGTCAAGGCTGGCTCGGTAACGACCAGCAAGACCTTCGGCTCGATCGACAAGACCACCACGGCCGCGCAGCCTGCCTGCGTGCAGCTGGCTCTGGCCCTGCTCACGCCTTGGCGCAGCAACCCGTTCGCCTTCGCTGTGAAGAGGGGATAGGGATGGGCCTTCGCGACGATATCCAGGCCGACCTGGCCGAAGCCTTCGATGATGATCTGGCTGATGCGGTGTCCACCTTCACCGGCACCTACATGGGGCCTGGCGTGTGGGATCCCGTGAGCGAGACCACCACCGCCCAGCCGGTCACCTACACCGGGCGCGGCGTCCTCGACAGCTACGACAGCCGGCGCATCGACAACATCAACATCAAAGTTGGTGACGTGCTCTTGATATGCCTAGTCAACGAAGTGAGCGATAAGCCCATGGTTGGCCACGAGATTACTGCGCCCGACCTGGTGACTGGCGAGCAAGCAGCATACCGCGTCGAATCTGTATCAGCCGATCCTGCGGCGGCCCATATTGAGATCCAGATGAGGAAGTCCTGATGGCCGGATGGAGCATCCCACCCACGGCATTCATTGATCAAATCGAGAGCGATCTGAGCAAGCAGGCCCGCATTATCGCAATGGCTTTGCTGGGCGAGATCGTGAAGCGATCACCGGTGGATACCGGGCGGTTTCGAGGCAATACCATGGTCAGTATTGGGGCTCCGGTGTTTGGCACGACAGACAAGGTCGACAAGGATGGAGCTGCGACCATAGCGGCAGGCCAGACGGTCCTTACAGGGCTCAAGCCGTACAGTTTGATTTTCTTGCAGAATAATTTGGCGTACGCCGAGAAACTTGAAAATGGCCACTCTAAGAAAGCCCCGAATGGTGTGTTTGGAATTTCCTTCACCGGTGTGGCAGCGGCGTACGGATCATGACCTACAGAGAAATCTACGACGCCATCATCCTTCGCATGAGGGCTTTTCCTGGCATTGATCAGGACAGGATTTACTATCCGAACGCTCAGCTTCAGGCGAAAGACAAGGACACTTCGGGCGCATTCAAACCTCCCGCTTCAGGCCTCTGGTGCCGATTGAACATAGCCTACGCAACGCCTTTCATGGCCGGAATGGCTGACCGCCCGCACACGCGCAAGCCGGGCATGATCATCATCCAGTGTTTTGCCCGGGAGCAGACCGGGCTCAAGGCCCTAAGCGATCTAGCTGATGCCCTAGAAGCGCATTTCTCGTACTGGAGCACTGGAGGGCTGGAGTGCATCGAAACCGGCGCTGTTGACGCTGATGAGTTTGAAGGCTTCCGCCAGTACAACGTGAACGTCCGGTTCCGCGCTGGCTGACCAGCAAGACCAAGAACCACCCGCCGCGAGCGGGTTTTTTTATGCCCGCAGAACGGAGATAAACCATGAGCAGCGGCGCGCGCGTCACCAGCTACTTGATTAGCGAGACTACTCCGGGCCTAACCCCGGATACAGGGGCATGGGATACCCTGCGCCTGACCAGCAATACACTTTCGCCGACCGTAAACACCCAGATCAGCGACGAGATCACCGAGTCCCGCATCAGCCAAGGCTCTGTCGCATCCAGCGCCGATATCCAGGGTGATCTGGTGGGCGAGCTGTCCTACGGATCGTTCGACAAGCTGCTAGAAGCGGCCTTCTACGGCACCTGGACCGGCGATGTCCTGACGGTGGGCGATACTCGCCGCACCTTTACCATCGCGAAAAACTTCAACGATGTCAGCGTGTACACCTTGTTCCGAGGTATGCACGTTTCGGTGTTCGCCCTTGATATCCCGTCCGACGGCAAGATCACGGCAACCTTCAGCCTGGCCGGCCTAGACTATGCGGACGGCGACACCAACACCGTCGCGACCGTCAACCCGCCGACCACCACGCCGTTCATGTCGAACCTGAACGTGGGCAGCATCACGGTGGATGGCGTCAGCCTGGAAGGCTCGGCCTGCGTATCGGCCTTGACCGTAAACTTGGACAACAGCCTGCAGGCGCAGCGCTGCATCGGTAGCGGCAAGCTTGGCCCCGGCGCCCAGATCGCCACTGAAGCAGCGATCACCGGCACCGTCACCCTAGCCTGGTCGAACCGCGCCTGGCAGATCTGGAAAAACACCTTCAGCCGCAAGACCATTGCGGTGGCGTTCCCGATCACTGACAGCCTGGGCAACCGCTACGACCTGTCGTTCCCGGCCCTTGAAGTGGATGGCGACCTGCCAAACGGCGGCAAGCGCGACTTGATCGAGGTCACGCTGAACTACACCGTTGCCAAGCAGGCCCCGACCATTACCCGAGTGCCATTCGTACCGGTCTCCAGCGTGTCGGTGGCCCCGACCACTGCCTCGATTGCCGTAGCGGCGACCCGCCAGCTCACCGCATCTGTGCTGCCATCTGGTGCAGCCCAGAACGTCACCTGGTCCAGCTCGGCGCCGTCGATCGCCACGGTCAACTCCTCCGGCCTGGTCACCGCCGTTGCCGTTGGGTCGGCAGTCATCACCGCTACCAGCGTTTCGGACCCGACCAAGACCGCTACTTCGGCCATCACGGTCACCGCATAACCCGCATCACCTTTCGGTCGCTCCGGCAATAACGCCGGCCGGGGCGGCCTCTTTTATGGCGTGGCGTGAGGATGATTCATGGCTCTCAAATTGAAAAAGACTGACACCAGCAAGAGCGGTGAGGCGCGCTGGGAGAAGTTCGACGAAGACACCCAGGTACTGCTGATGCCGCTGGATAATCAGCAGTACCAGATCGCGCTGGAGCGTATGCGCCGTCGCCTGGATCGAAATGACGCCCAATTCGGAGAAGGCTCGGTTGGCGTGGTCGCTGGCGAGAAGTCCGAGCATGATAACCACTGCATGCTGCTGGCCCAGTTCATCCTTCAGGACTGGCAGGGCGCCCAAGACGAGGATGGAAACCCGCTGAAGTACAGCGAGGCCATCGCCACCGAAATGCTGCGCGGCGATACCGATTTCTTCGTGTTTGTCATCAAGCGAGCAGCAACCATCGCGGCCGACAACAAAAAGGAGCAGGAAGAGATCAAGGGAAAGCAGTCGACCGCTTCAAGTGGGAGCGAGACTGGGGTTCTTCAAGCGTAAAGAAGAGCCTGATCTACCAGAAACTGCGCATTGCGGTACCAGATGAGCCTGAGCTGGATGTGATCACCGGCAGCCTGCTGAATGCGTTCCGAAATGCGGCGCGCGGCCGGCGCTACCTGGTCGGGGCCACTGCAGTGCAGCCTTTGCGCCTTTCGGCCAGGGAAATCACCGACTGGCTGGAGGTACACCCGCTGCCACTGCCGCGACTGATCGTCGATGAGGTGATGTTTGCCTTGGATGAGGTGGCGCTGGCGGAAGATGAGGATGGCGAGTAGCCCGGCGTTTGGCCGGGCTTGGGGTTACTTTTCCTTAGTTGAGCGGCCGTCGAAAATCTTTCGCTGCTCGATCTCGGCAAGGATCATACTTTCATCGTCCGTGCCGCTCTCTAACTCCTTGAGTCGCGCTTCTCTTTTTTCTTTCAGCTCACCTGGCGCCATCCTGGCTTGCATTTGCTCTATTTCCTCTTTGGAGAAAAGAGTCGGGGGTCGGATACCGAGCACCTCGTCGTGCGACCAGGCAATCACTCGCGCCAGGAAGAAGGAGTTGTACTCATCCATAGACAGGTTGGCTTCAGCTGCCGCTTCCTCCATGCGCTCGTATAACCTGGCTGGCACCTTCACGGCTATTTCAGTGCCATCCAGGAAGGAAGACAGTTCGCCAGGACAGCCGAGCGCCTCCTCCAGCGCCCATAAGGCTTTCTTGCGAGGCTTCGATTTTCCGGACTCGTATTTCGATATCTGCGACCAGGAAAGGCCGGCCATCGCGGCAAGGTCCCTCTGTGTGAGGCCTTTTTGCGTGCGGAGTCGGATTAGCTTGTCAGCGAAGAGATCAGTCATTTAGCGCTCAAAGGTTGTTGCATGCGCACAGCGTACGTTCCCAGAAACGTACAAAGCAACAAATGACACATTGGTGTTTGACAAATGAAGCAAAGGAAGCAAGAATCGTCCTTGTAAATGAAGCAAAGGAAGCAGGGCAATGGGAAGCGAGAAAATCACTACGGCAGTACGGATGCTCTGCACGCTGCGGCAAAAGCTGGAGCAGCGCGCGGAGGAAAACGGCCGCAGCCTGAGCGGCGAAATCGTTTTTCGTCTGAGGAAGTCCTTGGAGCAGGAGATGCAGGATGAGCAAAAACAGCGGGCATGAAAAAGCCCCAAGCGTTGCAGCGCTTGAGGCCTCGGGTAACGTCAATCAGCTTAGGAAAAACGTCGAGATGAATGATAGCACAGTAGGCGATCAGGGCAATCTGCCGATCATGCGCCATTCGGGGCAGCCAGTGATGACAACGGCCTTGCTTGCGAAGGAGTACGCGATTGAGACCACGCTGCTCATCAATAACTATCAACGAAATCAAGCGCGATTTTTGGCTGGGGTTCACTTTTTCAAGATCGAAGGCGAGGAGCTCAAAGCGCTGAAAGACAGCATCTCTCAAAGAGATGCTGTTGGTGAGCCGCTCATCAAGCCAAAGGCCAAAAGTCTGATGCTGTGGACCGAGCGCGGGGCCGCCCGGCACGCCAAGATGCTGGATACCGATAAGGCTTGGGAGGTTTTCGGTAAGCTTGAAGATAGTTACTTTATTAAGCAGGTTGGCTCGGTCTCTGCATTGCCTGTAGCTACCATGCACACCTTGATCGGCACTGTCATCGGCAGTGATGGCGAGCACGTTCTGGATCAGGTCATCGATCAGAAGGCCAGCGCTCTCCCGCCTGCGCTTCGCCGTAGCTTCAAGCACACCATGAAAAGTCGGCTGCGTACCCGCTTCAGCGTTCAGAAGACCGCACTGATTCCGGCGGAAGAACTGGCCAATGCCTGCAACTTCGTCGCTGCCTACGTTTTCGAGGGCGAGTTTCTGCCTAAGCGTGATCAGATTCAGATCGTTGGCGGACCAAAGAAGCGCTACTTGGTCTCGTTCGATAGCAAGGGCGAGCAGGTCGTCGAAGAGGTGGCTGACGATGCTTGCGTGCTGTCGACGCGCGAGCTCATCAAGGGAATGGTCATGTCGCCAGGCGATATCCCAGTATCGACCCCGGACATGTTCGAGTTCTTGATGGCGGCAGTGGTGAGCCTTCGCGGACGGTTCGAGTACATGACCCGGAGGGCTGGAGCATGAAGCTCACTCAAAGCCAGGTTGATGAATGCCGGCAAGACGGGATTGTGGCTGGGCACAGTATTGCTAGCCCATTCTCGGGTTTGATCATCCAGGAGCTAGTTTTCCAATACGACATTTGGATCAAGCAACTTGATCGTCACCCCACGGATTCGATGGTCTCTGCATGGCTTGAAGGGTTGTCATGGTTTCTTTCAGGCATTCACCTGAAAGGTGCGGAAGCTCTGGACCCTGGGCAGACCTTCGATTTGCGCCGTGAGGCTCCAAAGGAGCACGATTCTCTGGGTGCGCCTGGTGAGCAAAAGAAAATGACTACCCTCCGAGAGCTTGCACTGCTGTTGAAAATGGATCGAAGCGCAGCAAGGCGTTATGTGCTGAAGCTTGGGTTCAACCCGCAACAAGCCCGCACTAGCGATAGTGGGTACCAATTGGCATTGGTCTTCACGCCTGAACAAGTCCGCGAAATTGTCGAGGCCAGGCGAGCCGACGGTTACTGCTGATACCCGCCATAAGTCGAACCCCGCCATTGCGGGGTTTTGGCGCGTCCTGCTGATGGTGGTAGATTGCCACCTTCAATCAAGGAGTTTCCCATGAACAAAGGAAGTATCTTCGCCGCGCTCGCCATCATGGCCATCCCCGCCGTCGCCAGCGCCGCTGCTGAATCTAGCTCCGTGTCGATGAGCTTCGAGAAATGCCAAGCAGCTCAAGCCAATACCATCGCGCAGCTGAATGTCCCGCCTGGCGATATCGTGCACATCGTGAACACCAGCGCCATGACCATGACCAGGGTTTATGTGGCAGACGGCAGCGTGATCATCACCTGCAGTGCACCGGACAACAAAATGGTTATCACGAAGTCGTCGGAAGGGCGATAATACGGTCTCGATCTCATCAATTTAGCGGAGCGCCGATGCAGTTATTGATCGTTCTTTTGCTTGTTCTAATCGTTCTGATACTTGCCCCGTGGCTGATTTGGGTATTGCTGGCGGGAGCCGTTGCTTATGGCGCCATCATGGCGGTGGCGGGTGCTGTGCTGGTCGCAGCCCTAGCGTTTGTTTTTTTCCGATCAAGCATAAACGACTGGCTGTCCAAGAAGAGAGTTTCTGCCTCAATAGAAGAGGCCAACCGTATCTATCGCGAGAAAGAAGAGGCTAGAAAGGCTGGAGTCTCATATCAGCCTAAAAGCGAGTCGAAAAAAGGCTCTTGGTCAGGCAGTGATTGGCCTAAGGACTAGGTAAGCCGCTTATAAATTTAAAGCCCGCCATGCGCGGGTTTTTTAATGTCCGGAGAAAAGCATGGCCCTGAAATCTCGACTTGAGGTCGAAGTAGATGGTCGCACCGCAGAGCAGCAGGTAAATGCTATCCGCGTGGCACTGGATGCTCTCACCCAGGCCGGCCTGCGCACTGGCCCGGCTATGGCAAGTGTGTTCAATAGCGTTTCAGGGGCGGTCAGCAGCATCAATGCGGCAACCACCAGCATCAAGGCAGCCCAGGCGGCATTGAATGGTCTTGGCACGGCGGGATCCAAGGCTGGGCAGTCACTTTCTGGTGCGTCCGGGAGCTTGTCCACTACCGGAGCAAATGCCTCGGCAGCAGAGGCTAGGCTTGCAGCTGCCACCAGGGCCATGAATGAGTTGCAGCAGTCCTCGCTGCGAACCACGGCAGCACTGAATGGAGTTGGCGGATCTGTTACGGTTTCTACCAGGAATGCCACCGGCGGCGTCAATGGGCTGAACAGCAGCATGTCGTCATTGCGGTCGACAGCCGCCGACCTGGCTGGGCCTCTACTCGCCATGTTCGGCGGAGCCACGCTGACAAAGTCTATTTACGACGCGGCGGAAGCATATTCATCGCTAACCAACCGCATGAGGCTGGTTACGGAAACCGCCAATGAGCTCAGTACAGCTCAATCAGCTGTTTTCCAGATCGCCCAGAGCGCATACCAGCCGCTCACCGCCACGGGGGAGTTGTATCAGAGAATTGCCACCAATCAGCGGGAATTAAAGCTCTCTAGTGAGGGAGTGGCTGGAATAGTAGGGACGATCAGCAAGACTCTCGCCATCTCTGGTGCGTCAGCTGCTTCTTCAAGCGCTGCCCTGGTTCAGCTTGGCCAGGCATTTGCTTCGGGCACCCTGCGCGGCGAAGAATTGAACAGCGTGATGGAGCAAGCGCCCGCGCTGGCCCAGGCAATTGCTGCCGGAATGGGGAAAACGGTTGGCGAGTTGCGTGCGCTCGGGGCTGCCGGTCTTCTTACCGCTGAAGCTGTCGTTCAGGCGCTGCAAAAACAAGAGGCTGCGGTAGACGCCCTGTTCAACAAGACCGCAGTGACGATCGGCAACAGCATGACCGCGTTTGGAAACTCGTTCACGCAGATGGTTGGCAAGCTGGATCAGGCCAGCGGTGCTAGCCAGGCGATTGCCGGGAACGTCCTTTCCGTTTCCAGAGCGATTGACACGTTAACTAGCGCTTCAGCCGAAACCGCAAAGGCTCTTGATTATGTAGAAAGCACCTTGACGGTCATTGGTTCGGGGGCTCTCACATACTTCATCAGTAAGATCGCCTTGGCGACCAAGGGTTCGCTGAACTCCGTTTACGCATATTACGCAGCACGCTCTGCGGCAATCGCACAGGCTGAGGCCACGCTAAACCAGGCCAATGCTGAAGTTATACGGACCAAGACTGCCGCCGACGCAGCGCGGGCAGATATGATCCTGTATCGAGGGACAGTACTTCAAACGGTTGCTGCTGGCCGCTACGCGGAAGCTCGACTGCTTCAGGCTCAGGCCGACGACAGGGCAAGGATCGCAGCGGCAGGATTGGCTACCGCCCAAGGTGGTCTACTTGGCGTGCTAGGAGGACCGGGAGGCCTAGCCTTATTGGTCGCCGGCCTTGCTGCTACATATGTCATGTTTTCGGATAACACTGACGACGCCACCAAGGCTCTCGATGCCCAAGGCCTAACTGTTGACCAGCTGGTCGAGAAGTTCAACGAGCTCGGCAAGGCTCAGCAGCGCGTCAAGCTGATCGAGTGGGTCGACGAGCGTGCAGAGAAGGTTGAAGCTGCTACCGAGTCGCTCAAGAAGTACGCCGATGCTGAGAAGGTTTTGGGGCTTGACGATGGCCTTTCTGGCCAGTTCCGTGGACTGATAAAAGAGGTTGAGAACGGAAAGCGCGACCTTGACAGCGTTACCGAGTGGCTGAAGAGCACCGCCAATATCTCGCCCGACGTGGAAAGAGCCTTGTCGGTCATTGCAGCCGAATACGAGAAGAGTGCGCAGCGCGGAAAAGATCTCGCGACCGTGCTGGAGCAAGTTGACGGCGCCAATGCCAAGACCGCCAAGGGCACAGCATCACTTTCTTCGGCTCAGGCTGGAGCATCTGGTCAAACCAAGGCCCAGACGGCAGAAACAGAGAAGCTCATCGCCAAAATGCGCGAAGAGATTGCCCTGTACGGCGCCAACGAGAAGGCCATCGCTGCCTACAACGCTACGAAGCTCAAGATGACTGCGGAGCAGCGCAAGGAGGTTGAGGTTCTGGGCTCAATCCAAGACGCCCAGAAAAAATACAAGGAGGCGATTCAGGAAAACGACAAGGTACAGCAGGCGGCGCTTAAGGCTCAGCTGGTAGCCCTCTATACCCAGCAGCAGGCAGCCGAGGATGCAGCGGCAGCGGTCAAGAAATCGCACGAAGACGCTGCTAAGGCGGCAAAGGAAAGTGCGGACAAGCAGCTTGAGCAGATGAATCGGGTGGTGTCGGCGGCCAGGAATCTTGTGTTCCCCGGCGCGCCCCGCCAGAACTTGGCCGGTTACGGTCTTCTCACCAATGGCGGCACACCCGAAGCGCCTAAGGTGCTTCCTCGCAAAACGCCACAGCAGCTGGCGAATGAGGACATTGCCCGCCTTAACGAAACGACCGACCCGAACAAAAGCACCCTTAAGGATGCGAAGGTTCTGGAGAATGCGGGCCAAAAGCTTCTGGATGACGCTCGCCAGCGTTACGCAGTACTCCAGCAGCAGAGTAAGGAAATTCAACTTCAAGGTAGTGGCGGCAAGGCGCTGGGCACCGAAGCCAAGAAGCTGATCGAGCTCGAAACCGAGATCGCCAGCCTCAAGGAGAAGAAGACCCTCACCGCCTCGCAGAAGCAGATCCTCGCGATGGCCGAGCTGAACCTGGCGCAGCAGAAGCAGAACGTTGCGCTGGAAAAGGCGAACGAGCTGATCAAGGAGCGGCTGGAGAACGACGCCAAGCTGAGAGCCTTTACAGAGAGCCTGAAGTCCGAGACCGACCTTGCGCGCCAGGGCCTGTCGACTGAGTTGGCGGGCGCGGGGCAAAGCGACAGAGCACGTAATCGCCTCCAGGATGATCTGAAAATCCAGCAGGAATATCAGAAAAAGCTGGAGAAGCTGACCTACGACTACAACAAGATCAAGAACCCCACGTCCGAGGATTCGGACCTCTACAAGGGCGAGACCCAGGCCCTGCAAGCAGCCCTGGCCACGCGCATGGCTGACCAGCAGAACTACTACGCCGCGCAGGATGCAATGCGGTCGGAGTGGCTCACTGGGGTGTCGGAGTCTTGGCAGAACTACGTCGATCTCGCCACCAACTATAACGAGCAGGCCAGGGACGCGACCGAGTCGATTCTGGGTGACGCCACCTCGTCGATTTCCGGCAGCATCCAAGGGCTGGTCAAGGGCACGGAAAGCCTCAGTGATGCCTTCGGCAATCTTGCCGGAGACATTGCCAACTCGATGCTCAGCGCTTTCTCCGAAATCACTGCTCGGTTCCTTGTCATGCAGGCCCTAAAGCTTGCGGGGATCGAAGCGGAGGCAACGGAGACGGTCGCGGCGGAAGGTGTCAAGACCACAGCCAAGCTGACCACGGACGCGGTTACGACGGCCAGCAGCCTGTCGTCGATCGGCACTGTCCTGACCGCCAACCTGGCTGCAGCAGCTGAGACGCTAGCGTCCTGGGCCCCAGCTGCGCTGACGGCATCGATTGGTACGTTCGGTGCTGCGGCGGTCGTTGGTGGCAGCGCGTTGGTCGCGGCGTATGCCCTGCTCAAAGGCTTCTCCGAGGGCGGCTACACCGGTGCGGGCGGTAAGTACGAGCCGGCCGGCGTGGTGCACAAGGGCGAGGTGGTCTGGTCCCAGGCCGATATCCGTCGATTCGGCGGCGTGTCTGCAGTCGAGGCGCTGCGAACAGGCAGCGTCACGCCGATCACCTCGGCACGCATGACCGGCGGCTCCCAAGGCCAAGCCGGAACCACCAGCGCGGCTGGAATCCAGCAAAACATCAACGTGCACAACTACTCCAGCGCACAGGTGGAACAACGGCGCATGCCTAACGGAGACATCGATTTCATTATCCGAGAGGCAACTGACCGGGCCGTCCAAGAGGTTGCTGGGCAGTTCGCGACAGGCTACGGCGATGTTGTTGATTCGTATGAGAGTGCATATGGGCGCCGTCGAACAGGCGGCTAACAGACAAATCAGGAGATACACATGGAACAGCAAGCAGTTGCAGAAACCAAGCTCCCGGCTGGCCGGGCGATGTCATTCCTCTTGGATCATGACTGGGTCGAGATAACCAGCGGTGAGCCGGTCGACTTGGCTGATTTCGACTTGGGCGTGTGCTTCCAGTGGGGGCTGGCGACCATCACCCGAGATGGCGAGATCTTACCTGCCACGTCCGAGGTCGAAGTAGAAACGTCTCAGAACGGTTCTGATTGGGCGCCTGCTTTCAAGGGGGCGTGGACCCAGCAGTCGCTGGACAGCAGCGAGCATGGGATTCAGGTAGAAAGCAAGGGCCTCGTGCACGTTCGTGCTCGCAAGTCGATTCAGGAAAGCCGTGACGTGCGAGATGACGCGTCCATCAAGGTTCGGCGCAAGGCGGGGCCAAGCGCCGAGATTTGTCAGCCCTCCTGACCTCCTGATTGTGCGCAAGCACGTTCGTCATTGATGCGCTCGATGTCCTTCAGGATGAGATCGATCGCAAAGCCCAGGCGTCCAAGAGCCTGATGAAGGAAGGCGTTGCACCGCTCATCCTTGGAGTCAAGTTCCCCGTATTGGCCAAGTAGCGTTTTGAACTTGTTCAGTTCGTCTCTGGCGACGCTGTGTCGTCCGGTCATGTTTCTCTCCTTATTCACCTATGAAACCCCACTTCCCTTGCTGGGCCCTCACGCCCAGGAAGCGGAGGCGGTCGAGCATAGGTCAGATAGCTGTCACATTGCTATCTAGCCCATGCCTTTGACGAGGAACGGCAATGATTCAATACCCGGCAGAATTGCCACTTCCTCTGCAGGAGGGGTATGGCCTGAGCACGGTTGACCCGATGCGGGCGACGCAGATGGTCACCGGGCGGACGCGGTACCGGGTTCGGCACCGCTACGTCCCGACCGAGGTGCGGTTCAACTTCAACTTCAGCCAGGCGGAGGCAGGCCTGTTCGAGGCCTGGTATGCCCGCACCATCAACAACGGCATGGAGTGGTTCGAGATCCAGCTGCAGACGCCGGCTGGATTCACGACCTACCAGGCTCACTTCAAGAGCATCCCGGCCGGACCTGACCTGACGCAGATCACTCGCTGGCGCTACTCGGCGGTAGTCCAGCTGAAGGAGCGGCCATTGATCCCGGATGGCTGGGAGCAGTTCCCGCAGTACTGGCTGGGCAAAGAAATCATCGACTTGGCGATCAATAGGGAGTGGCCTGAAGCATGAGCCTGATTGAGGAGTGCTACGCCTCGGGCAGGGGCGAGCTGGTGGATACCATCGAGGCGCGGGAGGAGGGCGGCACCGTTGCTCACCTCTACTGCTCTGGCTGGGAAGACCGGGTATGCACCACCGAGGACGGCCGGACGCTTACCTTCGTGGCGATGGCCATGGACCTGGCCCTGCCCAAGAACGACAACAGCGCGTTCCAGAACTTGGTGCTTGGCCTGGACAACGTCACGGGTGAGGTGCAGGAGGTGGTTGAGACAGCGAAGGCTGCCGACAAGCGCTTCATCATCACTTTCCGCCGCTACCTGGCCGAAGACCTGTCGTTCCCGCAGGAGCGGTACCGCATGACGCTGCTCAGTCGTGAATATGAAGACGACGTGGCCAAACTCACCGCCGGCTTCTTCGACCTGCTCAACACCAACGGTCTGCGCACCGTGCTGACCACCACCTTGGCACCTGGCCTGAAGTACATCTGACCATGATCGAGAAATTCATGCGCGCCCCGTATCGCGAGGGTGCACGGGGGCCTATTGCCTTCGATTGCTGGGGTTTGTGTCGGGCGATCCGTCACGAGTTCTTCGGGCTGGATCTGCTGCCATCCCTTGGGGGCGTGGGCAAGGACAAGATCCGCGCGAACACGAAGGCCTACCGAGCGCTGCGCAAGGCCATGGAAGAGTGCAGACCAGAGCCAGGCGCAATTGCGGCGGTTCTGCGCGGAGAAGCGCTACTTCACGTCGGCACGGTCCTCCTGAGCGAGGGTCGGCTGAAGGTGCTGGACACAAACCCCGGCGGCGCCTGCCTCCGGACAACTGGCGAATTCGAAGCCGCTCATCCTAAGGTGGTGTACTACCGTGACCGTCGAGTTCTATCCGAACAAGCTGTCTGATACGGCGCCTCTCGGCACCTGGAAGACCGACCGCCGCATGTCGATCGAGGAGTGGCTTAAGTCCCTGGCCCCGTCCTATGAGCGCCGGGAAAGTCCGCCAATCAGCATTGCCCTCAATGATGAGCTGATCGAGCAGCACCTGTGGCACAAGGTGAAGTTCAAGCCTGCCGACCTTCTGCAGATCTACCGCGAGCCGAAAGGCACCGACCCATTTTCCATCACCTTCGCGCTGTTCAAAGGCGCCAAGGCGGTGCTGAAGTCGATTATGCCCAAGATGCCCGGCATGCCATCCAGCGCCGGCACCCAGCAGGGTGACCCTCTGACCGAGGCCAGCGCCAAGGGCAACAAGGTCAAGCTGGGAGAGCCAGTGCGCCAGATCGCCGGCCATCAGCGGGTTTATCCGTCGTATCTGACCCAGCCCCGCCGGGCGCATGTCGCTCCGCGTGACCAGCGCGTTGAAATGCTGCTGTACATCGGCGAGGGCGAGTACGACGTGCCGCTGGCCAAGGTGAAGGTGGGCGAAACCCCGCTGATCTCCCTGGGCGCAGACGCGACGTTCACCATTTACCCTCCAGGCGCTGATCTGTCGGCAGATCCTGCCCACATCAACTGGTTCAACGCTCCCGAGGTGGGGGCTAGCTCCAGCGGATCGGCAGGCCTAGAGCTGACAATGGCCACTGACCTAACCCGTTCCGCCACAGCGTCGGCATACCAGTTTGTGGGCGACACCATCAGCGTGCCTACTGGTGCCGGCGAATTCCCGGAAGACTGGTCTAGCGGAATCATTGTCCGCGTCCTAGCGCCGTACAGCTATGAAGTGGTCGATGGCGGCGCCGATCGCGACATTATCCGCGGCCCCCTGGAAATGCTGAACCCTAGCCCAGGCATGCTGATCGAGGTGGCAGGTGCAAACGCCGGAATGTACGTGGTGCACAGCTTCACGCCAGCAGTGCCAGCAGTTCCGGCTGATCCAGGGTCAGCTTCTACGCTGACAGGGTCCGCAGCGCCAAGCCGGTACGATTTTGACGTGACGCCGCTCGGCTTCACAATTTCGCACGCAGGAACGGCATACCCAGTAGCCCTGAACTCCGCGACAACAGACATTGCCGGTCTGGTCTCGGCTCTGAATGTGCAACTGACTGGCGTGCCGATCAAGGCCGAGCAGTCCTCAGGCGTGATTCGCTTCGTAGAACTGACTCCGTTCTTCGGCATGCCCATCACGGCGTCCGGCGCTTCGGTAGTGTTGGGCTCTGCGCCAGTAGGTGTCACAGGCACAGCCACTACCGGCGGCACGCCTGCGCAGCCGGCTGAGATGACGCTGAACTACGACGGTGGCGAGCCGGTGGTCGGCCTTGCATTGGGACAAGGTCTGGCAACTATCGGCCCGCGCGGCCTCCGCTACCGGATCACAGCCTTCAGCACGAGCCTGATTGAGGTGGAGCGACTGACCTCGTCTGGATCGGCCGATGAGGACTGGCCTGGCTTCAATTCCATGCAGACGGTGAACGGCCTCATAACGCTGGACGCCTCGAATCTGCAAGGCGGTTACCGAGGGCCGTTCTCCTGCTGCCCGGACAACGAGAAGGTCATCGAACTGGAGTGGACCGTAACCTACGCCAATGGCCTGTGCGGCATAGGACGCGAGGGGCAGATCTACGAGATTCCGACCTACTACGTGTTCGAGTATCGCGACATGGACGTGTCCGGAGCCTGGACCCAGCTCCAGTACATGAACGTGGGTGGGTCGCTTGATGCCCAGGGCTTCACTGAGCGCGTATCGCTGCCATACGCAATGCGCGCCGAGGCCCGTATCCGCAAGCAGTACGTGGATCGTCCCGGCCGTATCAACGATGAAGCGCGTGATGACGCAACATGGACGGACCTGCGCGGGCGGATGCAGAACTCGCCCACCAGCTATCCAGGCTTGACGGTCATCACCTGCAACATCCGCGGCGGTGACCGGCTGTCTGCGCAGTCGGAGAGCCAGGTCAGCGTTGAGGCGACTCGCATTCTCCCGCTGATGGAGGGGGGCACCGGGCCAAGCCGCGACATCGTGCCTTGGTGCATCGACCAGCTGAAGCAGCGCGGGTACACCGACGACGACCTGGATCTGCCCGAGTGGCAGGCCTTCCACAACATCTGCGTTGCCCGCGGCGACACCTACGACGAAACGCTGGATTCGACGATCACCGTCAAGGACATGATCAACAACGCGCTGGCGTGCGGTTTCGGTGAGCTGGTGACCTTCCGGGGCCTGCTGCGCCCGGTTCGGGACAGCGCCAGGGCCGCATTCGACGTGACCTACGGCCCGAAAACCCAGACCTACTCGCCACAGAACATGACCAAGATGCTGAAGATCAGCGGCTCCATGCCGTCGATCAACGACTTCGACGGCGTGGATGTGGAGTTCTTCTCGCGCACCACCTGGGCGTGGGAAACGGTCGAGTGCCGCTGGCCTGGGGACCTGGGCACCAAGGTCGAGAAGATCAAGATGCCAGGGATCAGTGACAGGACTAGAGCCTGGCGGGTCGGTATGCGCCGACGTGGCCACCAGAAGTTCCGGACCGATATCTACACCTGGGAAACCGAGATGGACGGCAGCAACAGCGGCTACCTGAGCTTTGCGGCCGTTGCGGATGACGCTCCAAAGCGGTGCCAGAGCGCCATCCTGCTGGACTTTGAAGTCACCGGCTCGGGAACGCTGCTGTCATCGTCCGAGCCTCTGGAATTCAGCGCTGGCGGCGAGCACCTGGTCGGCGTGCGTAAGCTGGACGGCACGCTTTCAGGCCCATGGACAGCCACCCAGATTGATTCCTACACCGTCCGCGTCGACGCCCTAGACTTCGATCCAATCGTCACAGGACCGTGGGAGCCGCCGCACATCCTGTTCGGTCCGGCCTCACGCTGGGCATACCCGACGCTGATCACCAGCTCGGACCCCGCAAACGGCAACGTTGCCATGAAGGGCATGCCCTACGACGCCCGCGTGTACACCTTCGACGACCAATCCCCGCCGGACTGACCGGACCTTATCGAGCATGCCCGCCCAGTGCGGGCTTTTTCATGCCCGGAGAAAATATGCGCTACAACACCGGAAACCCAGTAGAGCCTGATGGTTCGAGCAGTCCGTTCGACCTTTATGATAACGCCGGGAATATCGATCTCTTCGCCAATGTCACTGCTCCCGCGTGGCCTGACCGTCTCGGCCGGCCGCGAAAGTCTGTCGCAGGGATGGAGCTCGACTTCGCGAATGCTCAGGCTGATAAGGAGGAGCGATTCCAGCAGTTCCTCCTGAACTCAGGCTACGAGGATCTCGGGGATTACGCCGCGGGGATTGTACTGACTGGGCGAAACCAGGTGTTCCGAAAAGATGGTGAGCTCTATCGCGCTTCGGCAGCGATTGATCTTCCATACACGACAACCGGTGACTGGAGTGGTGAGGCAGCAAACTTCGTCTCCGTTGGCGATGCTGCGTTGCGTCAGGAGCTGAGCGGTCCAGGCGGGGCCGGGCTGGTAAGGAATAGTCCAGTTGCAGGTTTTTCATATGATCTGGCGACATGGTCTTCGCGCATTATTTATGCTGAGGACTGGGATGGCGTGGATGCAACTGGCGCGACGGACAGTTCGGTAGGCATCCGCAATGCTGTTCTTTACCTGAAGGCGCTTGGTGGCGGCCAGTTGCGGTACGGCCCAGGGAGATTCACGGCGCAAGCCGAGGCGTTTCTTCTGGATACCGGCGTCACTCATATGGGTAGTGGGTTCGGCGTTACTTTCTGGGTAACTGGCGCCGGCGCCAATGTGGATACCTTCAAATCGGCCAACTTCGACACACTCACCGGAGTTGGGCCGATCACTGCTGCCCCTCACTCCTATGGCGTTATTGGCGGAACCATCCATGGCAACTACCTGGACCTCGGGCCAAATTGGAGTGAGATCAACTGGCGTGATGCGAGCACTGTTCTCAATAGTTCCGGCTGCGGCATAAAGTCATTCGGCACCCGCTGCGAATTCAGGGTTGAGATATTCAACGTCGCGCAGAACGCCATCTATCAAGAGGCTATTGGCGCCCAGTTCGACAACTCTACGGCTGGATGCCGGATATGGCTTGACGGTCGGATCAGTGGGCAAGAAGGCTTTGTGATGCGCGGGCCGGGCGACAGCTCAATCGACTTTATTGGCTTCGGTCTTTGTGGTCTGCTGCCAAAGCCAGCAAGGGCAGCGACCAGTAGTCTTCCAAGCCTGCTTTACCCATCTGACCAAGTAAATGGCATGGTCATCGACAATCAGGGCGTATACGAGGGCCACTGCGAAATTACAAGAGCGCACCTGTACGCAGTCAGCTTCGGTGTCGGTATAAAAACTCTTGGCGTTTGCCGTCTCAACGCATTGCATTTAGCCACTGACGCATGCCTTGGCGGCTTCGATTTCAGTGCGGCAACTCACGGACTCATAGCGGTCGCAGAAGCGCGCGGGAATGGGAGGCAGCCAATCGATTACACGGGAGCTACGGTCGCCCCAAAACCAGACCTTGTGACGCGCGAGGGTGGCGCTTGGGTTCTGGAGATGCACCTAAAAACCTCTCGATATGCACCATCAGGGAATGATGGCAACTACGCCGTACAAATCGGTGGATCGAGTGGAATATTCTCGATTACCCGCCAAGGGCAGAATCAGGGTGATGGATTGCCACTGCTTTCGCCTTTCCTTTCGGTAACTGGCGACGCTAATAACATCTCGTTCACCTGCGAACGTCAGCGCGGAAATGTCGTACACCTGACTGGGAATAGCAATAACATCCGCGGCACTTGTTCTGAGGTTTCCCAGGCAACAGTTCTTACCCGTGACACGACGGCCGGAAGCGCCTGCTTCAATAACTCAGTCGACATTACAGCGCAGACGCTTGCGACTACCTGCACGCTGTTCAATGCCATTGGCGTGGCAGCATCCGAAAACATTCGCTTGCTTGGATCTGGTGCGGCCGGATACACGAAGTTCACCGGGTCGCCCATGGCAGCGGTTAACCGCACTGTCGTATGGACGATCATGGCTCTTGACGGCTCGTCTATTAACGGAAAGTCGACAGAGGACTACATCGAGCAGGCGATTCCTAATACGCCTGTATCCGGCACTATCGTCGTGCCGCACAATTTCCTGTACCAGCCTGCTCAGCTACAGATCACTTTAGGCAAGCGTTTTGCCGGTTCAATCCCTGACCAGCTTCTGGATCTTGGCGTATCTGCAGTTACCGCAACCGACGTAACGATCGCGTACCGATGGAGCGCGCTTCCATCTACCGGATCCGCAACCCTCGTATGCCACATTCGATAACTTAAGGAGAATTGAGTGGGTATTGATTGGGTTACCTCGCCTGAATGGGCTGGAGCTGTGATAAGCGACATTTTTGGGAATAGGTATTGGGTCGAAGAGTACGGTTCGAATTCGAAGCGGCAAGAATTCGGAATGGACTCACCAGACCCAGTAAAAGCCGACACAAGCAATCCTGGCCACAATTGGTTGCTCGTTGAAGAGAGGCCAAGTCCATCTATGTAAGACTCAGTTTGAGTTTAGGTAGACATATCCTCGACAGTCTTGGAGAAAAGAATGCCGATCACCGAGCAGCAGTTGCTGCAGATCCTCCCCAAAGCCCGCCCAGTCGCGGGCATTTTTTTGCCTGCGCTGAACCGGGCTATGAAGAGCTGGAGGCGGGCGATGCACGGGATGAACGAGATGACCGGGCGAAAAGTCCGAGATTGGAATGGGTGAAAACGATTGAACCTTAATCGTAATCCTCGCACTTATCGATCCGCTTCCCGACGAGGCGTATGAAAAGGAAAAGCGCAGCAACAACAAAAATTATCACTATGACCAAGACAGTCCAAAACATACGCTTTCTCTTCGATCAGCAGCCCCTCCCTGGCCTTTTTTGGTGAGGCTATACCAGGGCCTTCTATAGCGATAGACCTATCTATATGCCCGCCGATCAGCGGGCTTTTTTATTTTAAGGGGAATTGATTATGGCCAGACTCAGCGGAGCCCAGGCCGGCGGCGCGAACGTGCTCCGGTTCCTGGACCTGATCGCTTTCTCGGAGGGTACCTCCACCGTCAAGGGTAGCGATGACGGCTACAACGTCCTGTACGGGGGCAGCCTGTTCGCCGGCTACCAGGATCACCCCCGGCAGAAGCTGACCTTCCCCATCAACGGCAAGCCAGTGACCAGCACCGCCGCAGGCCGGTACCAGCTGCTGGCTAGATACTGGGACGCCTACCGGGTAAGCCTGCGCCTGGCGGGCGGCTTCACGCCAGAGAATCAGGATCGCGTGGCGCTGCAGCAGATCCGTGAGCGCAAGGCACTGGATGACATCAAGGCCGGCCGCATCCAGCAGGCGATCGCCAAGTGCTCGAACATCTGGGCCAGCTTCCCGGGCAACACCTATGAGCAGAACCCGCACAAGCTGGAGAAGCTGCTGGCGCAGTGGCAGAAGCTCGGCGGGGTGCTGGCGTGACCTGGCTCGACGCGGTGCCAGCCTGGTGCTGGTGGCTGATCGCCCTGGTGCTGGTCGCCGGCGGCCAGCAGTACCGGGTGCTGGTTGCCCAGGGCGAAACCGGCACTGTCCGGAGCGAACTGGCCGACTACCGCCTGCAGGTGGCCGAGCGCGACCGGCGCGCAGCCGCTCAGGCCAGAACAGAAGAAAGGCGCCGCCAAGCCGTGGCGGATGAGGAGGGCGAGAGTGCACGACAGAAACTGGAATTGGCCCAAGGCCGCGCCACTGCTGCTGAGTCTGCTGCTGACGGGCTGCGCGGTGAAATCGACCGATTGCGGGATGGCCACCGAGCCACCTGCGACGCCATCGCTACCCAGCAGCGCCAGGCAGGAACCTCTGCCGTCATGGTGCTCGGGGGATTGCTTGAAGACGCTGACCGAATGGCGGGAAGCCTCGCGGAAGCGCTTGAGCGAAGTCGAATAGCTGGGCAGGCGTGCGAGTCGATCATGGATGGCATGGGTGCTAAGCCAAGCCAGAAGCCCTAA